ATGCCATCGGGAGCCGGTCGGAGGGTCGCTGGGGGGCCTCCCCACCCCTTCTGACCTGCGGGTTTGCTGGCGCGCTCGTTTGCTGGCCGGGTCAGAGCGCGTGTGCCTCGGCAGTCCACCAGTCACGTCCGCCGTGCCTCCACGCAACCCGCCCGGTCGCTGGCCCGCGCCGGCCGGTGAGCGACGGCTCGTCTGGGTGGTCTACGAGGCTGGGCCATGTGTAGGCGATGGTGTGGCTTTGGTGGCGTGCCCATGCGCTGATTGCTTCGTCGATGGGTTTGCCGTTGGGCAGTTGGTTGAGCATGTTCGGTACGAGGTCGGCGTGTATGGCGATTCCGACTGCGTGGAGTAGTCGTCGGCAGGTGAGCCAGTGTGCTGTGGTGTCAGCGGCTTTGGCGATGCGTTGTTGGTATTCGCGGGGTCGTTCTCGCCCGAGGTAGAGGCTGACCACTGGGCTGGGTGCCACTGCTAGCGCTGCGTCGAGCTGGTCGCGGAAGTTGTTGCACGGTATGGCGTCGTCTTCGAGGACCACGAGCCAGTCTGTGTTGTGGCGGGTGAGGTGTTGCCACACTTTGCGGTGGTTGGCTTCGCATCCGAGTGCGCCGTTGTCGATGCTCATGTATGCGGCGCCCACGGTTTCCATGAGCCGGTGTGCTTGTTCGGCGCGTTTGGTGTGGGCCACGATGCCGATGGTGTGGGTCATCGTGGCCTTATGCGTGTGGTTTTCACGGCGACGGTGGTGTGTGGTGTGAGTCGTGGTGTGATGCTGCCGTAGTCGTATTCGGGGTCGATGGCGATGGAGCATCTGACCCAGCCGCTGGATTGGATTTTCTCGACGGTGCCTTCGTGTTCGAGTCCGTTGAAGTCGACCCATACGTTGTCGCCGGGTTTCATGTTCCGCTCCATTGTCATTCGTCCCAGTAGGGTCCGGGGCACGACGGCCATGGTCCGTTCCAGTGCACGCCGTCTGGGCCGAGTCCGGGCCAGGCGGGTTCGACACCGGCGGCGCGTGCGCCGTAGAGGTCATAGGAGCGGTTTCCGGTCGCGAGTGTGAGGTTCTCGAAATCGATGAGCAGCACGCCGCGGTCGGGGTGTACGACGACGTTGATCAGGCAGGGGTCGCAGTGCCACCAGCCGGCGGCGTGGATGGCGGCGAGCAGATCCCACAGCGGCTCGGCGTAGCGCCGGGACCAGTTGGGGTGGATGTTGAGGATCGGGGTGCAGCGTTCGACCTCGATCCACATGGGCCCGAAGTCGATGAGTTTGGGCGTGGCCCATGGCATCGTGCGGTATGCCTGTAGTTCTTTCTCCCAGGCGATCTGATTGGTGAACTGCTTGTGCACGGTGCGTCGGTGGATCGTGATGGTCGCGAGGCCCATGGTGTTACTTGTGCCTCCACCATGACCAGGCGTTGCGTTCGTTGGTCTTGAAGACCGTCACCACCTGGGGTCCGTGGATGAGTTGGTCGGCGTGTTTGGTATAGGCAACGTAGTTGAGTGTCGCCATGTCGCCGATGATTGTTCCCGGGGCGTCGTCTTTGTGCCAGACGCGCCGAAGTTGGTCTTCGTGGTCGGCGGCCATGTCGTGTGCGAATGCCATGACGGTTTCCCGGTCGCCGCCCACGATCCCCGCGTTCAGTAGGGTGCGGTCGGCGTGGGTGTCGATGAACTCTTGCAGGTGTGTGGCTTTGTGGTTGTTGCGCATCCAGTCGATCCCCACAACGGCGGGTTCGTGCCCGATGTACAGCTTCCCGGGTTGCATGTGTTCCCACGGAGGGGTGAGCATTTCGACGTCGGTGCCGTCTACGCACCACACCCATTTGACGTCGGGGTTGGCGCGGAGCCATTGGTAGTACAGGTACCAGCGCGCGAAGTATGGGTTATCGACTGGGCTTGTAACTCGCTCGAATGACGCCTGCGGGTGGGTGAGTGGGTTGTCGCACAGCACAACGGTTTCACCTCCAGTGATGGAGGTGATCAACGTTTCGAGCAGTTTGACGTCGGGCCGCATGCGGGTGTTGCGCTGCGGGTCAGGTTTGTTGGACAGCAGGCAAGTGAGCACGACGCGGCGTTCAGGTGCCACTACGGGGATGTAGTGGCTGCTGGTGTAGTGGTGCTGCCAGTACAACTCGGCATTGCGGGCGGCGACGGCTTTGCGTTCCTCGGTCGGGACGGAACGCTTTACTTCCAGGTGCTCGTCCATGGAGTGGATGAGCTTGTTGGATCCGCAGACGTCGCCGTAGCGGAACGAGGTGAGACCGGCGTTGTAGATGCGATCAGACCACGACGGGTGTTCCCAGCCCCAACCGCCGAATTCAGGGTCGAGTCCGCCGACGCGTTCGATGACGCTGCGGTGTGCGTAGATCATGCAGCCGCGGGCGCCGGTGAGCGCGAAGTGTTGGCCGTCGTCGTAGACCTTCGTGACGTCGTTGAGTTTCCGCCCGCCGGCGAGGTCGACGAACTGGTACATCAGGTGCGGCTCGGGCGAGTCGATGTAAGGCTGAAACCAGTTGTCGGCGACCGGGTAGCAGTCGTCGTCGAACAGGAAGATGTGTTCGCAGCCGTTGAGGAGTTCGAGGCATTTGTTTTTGGCTCGGGCAATGCCGGCTCGTTGAGGGAACCGATAGGTCGCTGCCGGGTATGGTTCGTCGCTGGCGTCGTCGACGATGACGAGTTTGGCGTTGGGGGTGCGGCTGCGGATGTGTTCGATGGTCCGGTCGGCGACGTCGCGCCGGTTGCGGGTGGTGACTCCGATTCCGATGGTGGTGGCGCCGCTGGTGGTTTCGGGTACGTATCGAGTTCCGTTGACCACCACGTCCATTTTTTCGGAGTTCCGTCCTATGTGGTTATTCGTACCAGGTGCCGCAGGTGTCGCAGTCGGCGTCTCCGCAGTAGCAGATGGTGCGGTCTGTGGTGCGTCCGGTTTTTTGTTCGCGGTGCCGGTTGCGGTGGGGTTGGGCCGCGTTGGATCGGCGGAGTTCGAGTCGGGCGCGTGCTGCGTCATCCATTGGTGTAGTCCACTATCCAGCCGTTTTTCCGTGTGGTGACACAGATTGTGGTTTCTTCAGGTCTCTTCCCGGCCATCGCGAGGGTGGCGGCTTTGGCGAGCGCCGCTTGGACTAGAAGCATCCACGGTTCGTTGGGTCCAGCTTTTTGGACTGCTGGAATGTCGGGAGGTGTGGTGATCCACTCGCCAGGGTCAGAATGCATCAGCACTTTCCCGTCAACTTCAATGTGGATCACTGTTCAGCTGCTTTCTGCAACGCTTTCGCGGGGACAACAACATCGTTGCTTGCCTTGTCGATGGTGATCGACAGGACAGGCTGGCCCGTGGGTGTGGTGCGAATGTTGATGACGCGGTGCCCGGTTGGTGCGTCGGCTGCTTGCTGGCGTAGTTGTTCGTGCTCTTCGCGTGTGAGGATCACATAGTTTTGGGTGATCGCCGCGGCGAGCGCTTCCGCGACCAGTTTCGGGGTGTCGAGGTGCGGCAGCCCTGCTTCTTCAGCGAACTGGCCGGCGAGTTCCGGGGGGACACTGACAGTTCGTAGTCCCGGCAGGAGGATCGGGAACGGTTTGGTGTTTTCGTCGCCGGGGTGAACCAGGTTGTTCAGCGTCTCGGTGAGAAATTCTGTGAGGTTCATCCTCGTATGCACCACCAGATGCGGGTGAGTAGGGACGGTGGCCGGTACAGGTCGAGGTGTTCCCACGGTTCCGGTGTGATATTGCCTGCGTACAACCGGGTTTCGTCTTTAGGTGGGTCCAACCGTCGCGAGGTGGCGATGAGGCGGCGTGCTGCGCGTCGCATGATGCGGGCCGCGCGGCGTTTCATTCCTGCCTGCCACCGATCGTGCCGGCGCCGTCCTGCAAGTTGATACGCCACGACTCCGGGTCGATATCGTTCGGGAGTCGGCAAGCCTTGCTGCACGCCGAGAAACGAACCTTGCCGCAAGGGTCGGGACACACCCGCAAATGTTTGGTTGGCACGGCAACTACTCCTGGCGTGTGGGGCGGGGCAACCGGTCAATCAGCTGGTCGAGTATGCGTTCAGCGGCGGCGATGATGTCCGGGTTGCCCGATTGCCGTGCAAGTTTCAGGTTGAGGTGTGCGCCTTCGATGCGTTCGGTTAGTGTGCGCGGCGGGGGGAAAGCACTCATCGGTGCCGCCTGGCCTTTACGCGGGTAGCGTATTCAGCTTTGGCTACATCCAGGACGCGGTAAACGTTGTGCCCGGTGCGGTTTTTCCCGGACGGTGCGAGGGTGCCACGGTTGACCCACACATAGATGGTGCTGGTGGTGACACCGCATAGTGCGGCTGCTTCAGCTGCGGTGACGAGTGTGTCGATACCGTCAGGGGTGAGGACTGCGGTTCCTGCCATCTAAGCTCGGGTCCCTTCCCAGATGCGAGCATGAAAAATGCCCACAAACCCGAAAGCTCGTCCGGGTGCGGGCATAGTTCGTCTACTGGCAGTTATCTTACACGAAAGATCAACCGGCTTGTTGTTGTTCGGACTCGATGAGCGTGTCTAGGCATACGCGGATCAACCATTTGTAGTTTTTCCCGTCGGGGTCGTCGCGGACGATGTAGGTGCAGTCGGGGTTGCCGCATGCGATGTAGTCGTTGCCGCCCATCCCGATGGTGCGTTCCATTGCGAGCAGTCCACAGGATGGGCAGGGCACGGGGAGTATGTATTTGGGTGCTTTGGCGAATCCGAGTATGCGGAGGATTCGGTGGTGCAGGTCGGGTAGTTCTTTGAGGTCGTCGTGGGTGACGAGTTGGGTGAGTTGTTCGCAGCGTGGTTCGAGGTATTTCCAGGCGGCGATGATTCGTTTTTGTTCGTTTCCGTGGGGTGGTGGGGTTTCGTTGCGTTGTTCGGCGAGGTAGTCGTGCCAGCTTGTGAGCATGTCGGCGATGAGTGCTGCGGTGTCGCTGGCCCATTCGGCGGGGTGTCCGTAGGTGTGGGTTTTGGTGTGTCGGAGGGTTTGTTGGCGTGGTGGTGTGGGGAGTTGGGTGTGAAGGTGGAGCCAGTCGATGGTGAGCCGGTAGAGGGTGTAGCGGAGTTTGTTGGGGTTCATGTGTTTGGGTTTTGTGGGTGTTTCCGCATGGGCGTCGGTGTCGATCGGCTTGGTCATTTTTCGAATGCCTTCCTGAACATCGCTTCCTGTTCCCGTCGTTCCTTCTCGCGGCGTTCAAGCCATTCCGCTGCGCCGACACCTACCTCTGCCGGGACGTCGGCGAGGTGGGCGTAGATGTCTGCTTGGAGTTGGCAGAACGCCCGATATTCGTCAGGATCTTGGATGGGGCATTTTTTGATGATGTTGGTGGCGGCGTTGAGCGCGTCCCACGCTGCGATCCACGCCCCCACACGAGCATCAGACATCAGTGACCTCCTGGTTGGGTTCAGACTGCACAACCGATCCGACATCGCTGGGCAGATCGTCGGTGTTGACCTCTACCCACCACAGTCCAGGCTGCCCAGGTATGGCCTCGCGGCGGACAAGGATGCCGCCGCTATGCGACTGGAACTGGAGTGCATCCTCTAGGCTGTCGTGCTCCTGGATCCACTCGCCCCCTCCGGGACGCGGTTGCTTCAGTGCGTAGACGCTCATTTGTGGTGTCCTTTGCAGTCGGTGGAATGCTCGGTGCGGGGCTGGAAACACACCGGACAAACAGGGCTCTCAACGAGGAACCGGGCCTGGGAAGCAAGAATCACGGACAAGGTCACGGTTGGTCCTTTTCGGCTAGTAGTTGGGCGATAGCGATCAGAGCGTGAGTGGTCGCTGACTCGTATGCGGCTTGGCGGGCTTCTTCCCGCGCGAACTCGATGTGCTCGGCGGGGGTTTCAGGTGGTTTCGGCATGCGGCTAGAACGGCGGAGCCCAGGCGTCGATGAGGACATCGAACGCGGCGTCAGCCATGCGACGCCACGCGTCCTTCTCCGTCTCGGTCAGGGTGTTCCACGGGAAGATGCGGCCGCCGGATGTTTCCCCGCGGATCGCTTCGGCGACTTTCTCGATCAGGGCTTCACGCTCAGGGGTACTCATGGTTGGGCCTCGTATCGGTAGTGCTCGCAGGGCTTTCGGTCGGGCCGGACGGTGCCCGGTTCATCGCTGAGGTAGGTACGTGCCGGGTATCGGTGTTCGCGCAGCACCGGTTGGTCTGCGCCGCGTTCGGCCCACTCGATGTCCATCTGCGGCTCGCTATGGAACTCGGCGTCCAGATCGGTGCACGACGAAAACGGCACCAGGTCGCGGGTGGACATGAGTTCGTCGCGCTCGGTGCAAGTGATCTTGACCCACGGCATCAGCAGGACGATCCTTTCGTGAGCCATTCCGCCCACCCCTGACCCACCCGTACAGGCGGTGGTGTGGTGTCCGGGATGATGTGAATATCCGTATGCCCCGTGTTGATCGAGTGACGATCCGCTTTCCACTGAGCGCAATCCATGCAGCTCTGGTCCCACACACGGTTGCACTCCCTGCAATGAACCTGAATCACCGCGGAACCTCCCGCCAATCCCGGAACACGAACGTCCACAGTGACTCCCGGTACGGCGCCGGTCGGCCCGCATGGGAGATGGTTTTCGCCAGCACGTGTTGCTCACCGATCGCGGTGATCTCGATGATCGTTTCGCCGCGGCCTTCGTCGCCGGCGAGTCGGGTTCCGACGGTCCAGCCGTTCTTCCGTGCAGTGTCTGCGTCGCTCATGCTTCCTCCACTCCAGCGCAATCGGCGCACGCTTTGAGTTCTGTCTCGTTCATCAGGAACCCACTTTCGCCAGGATTACCAGTGCGTCTGCCAGTCCGCTGGCCCGGCCCCCGCAGACTAGGCAGTCCTCTTTGTCGCCGCGGGCCGCGGCCGATTCGCAGAATCGGAGCCACGCCACGCGCTCGGCGTTGATCAGGTCTATTGCATCGCTCAAGGTCATCGGGTCTCTCCTCGCAACGCGACAGCGGCAGCGGCCACCACCAAACGCAACTCTTCAACCTCAGCGACCAACTCAGGAACGAGAGTGCGCGCCTGGGCGATGAACTCGCCGTCACGGTCGGGCAGTCCGTAGGTCATGGACTCGCCAGCGCCGTCGAAGAGGATCGACTCTGCGTAGTCGCCGTTCTGGTTCTGTCCGCCCCAGTGCTGGAACGTCCACGGCCCTTCGGTCACGCCTTCCAGCGTGGCTTTGGCGCGCTCAACAACATCACTCATGAGGTATCTCCGTCCAGTGGGTAACGAATCGGGTTGCGGTCTCTGGCCGAGGGCTTTATCAACCTCAGAGGCCACATGCGCGGTGTGTACGCCGTCGCCTTCCTCCGACCACCCGCAGATGCAGTACTCGACACGGTGCTCGCCGAGGAACCCCCTGTCTGCACCGTTGTAGGCGTGCGCATCGATCACCTCGATCATGAGGTTTTGGGCTTCGCTGCTCATGCTTCCTCCAAAGAGTCCGTAGGGATGTAGAGCACGCGAGCGGGAAGGAAGTCGATAAGGTCCCCTGGCAGGCTCTCGTCTTGGTCATCGTTGGCCCAATACCAGGTACCCCTACTCGTCTTCTGCAGGGTTCCTCCGTCGTGGGTGAGAATTACGTTATCTGGGGTCATCGTCAGCTGTATCCGCTTGTGCCTTGTTGGGCGAGGTGTCGTAATCGAAAACAACCAACATGTCGGTGTTTCCACTTAGGACGGGGCAATCCTCAGGTGGGTGTACCACCAGGCAGGCAGGACACGAGTGATCCTCAGTGAACGGTCCGTAGTGTTTGGTTGGGATCAAAGCGAAGGTCGACGCCTCATCCTGCGGCCTGGTACGAATCCACCCGCCGTAGTCATAGTGCCACCGGGCGTTGAACCTATCGCGCCAAGCACGATCGCGGTGTTCAGGGCTCAAGTGCTGGACGTCTGATCCATGCTCTGTGGTCGGCATAGTCGTCATCTCCCTACGAGTGTCGGTAATCGGAAACATGTGTGCGCTGTCAGATCGGCTGCCTACCTGGAGAAACGGCGACGATCATCGAATCAACCCCTGATAAGCAACAGGAACCCATTGCTCTTCACGGGTGAGTCCTCCGAGGGCTTTATCAACCTCATCGGCCACATGCATGCGCTTGACTCGCTCGATCTCTCGGCGAACCTCCGAGTCATCCAGATCGAAGTCCTCCGACCGCCACTCACATTCGAGGCAGTACCACCACTCAACCCGCTCGCCTCGCCCCATGCGCATGCCCTTTTCGAGGCGGTGTTTACCGATCACGTCGGCGATCACGTTCTGGGCTTCGCTACTCACGCTTCCTCCCCTGGGTTCTGGTCGTAGTGATCAGGCATCGGATCACGCAGTGTTGTCGCCAGGTGATAACAGTCCGGATCAGCCTTCGTCCCATCCTGGTTGGAGTGGCACAGATACACCGTCCGCATCCGACCCGGAGCGACGAAGTAAGTCCACGACCCGAACACGGAATCCGCGCGGCCGCATCGGGCGCACCGCTTGCCGTCGCTCACGCTTCCTCCAAACTCGCCACATACTCGGGGTTGCCATGGTCGGGGCAGAACGGGTCGAATTGGCCCGGTTCGGCGTGTCCGCCGTAGGTGTAGATCGGGCCGCAGGTGCAGTCGCCGCCGTATCGGGTGAAGCCTTCGGGGTTGATCTCCCCGCTCATGCTTCCTCCCCTGCAGCATGGATGGTGTGCACGTAATCACGCCCGCAGACGCAGTTCCCCGCGCCTGACTGGCTGTCCCTCTGGTACGGGTGGCGCTGGATCTTGCCGTTCTTGACGGGGATTCCCGCCAGTACGCATTCGGTGAGGTGTCGCGAGGTACGCCCGTCAGCCATGGTGTTCCTCCCCTGCAGCCAGAACCGCAGCGGCACATGGGTACGGCTCTCCACACTTCGCGCAATCATTGGGACCAATCGCCTTCATCTGCGTAGCCGCACAGCAGTAGCCGCCTGATACGTACGACCAGTCCGGGTTATGTTCGTGGTGGGCGTGATGTTCCGGTAGTGCGGCTACCGTCTTCCGGTTTTTGCAGGTTGAGCAGCCGTACCGCTCGGCCCGTACACGATCCCGTTCCGCTTCGTGAGGTGCCCTCCGCCAACCGCCGTAGGCGACTCCACAGGTGACGCACACCAGCCCGTACGTCGACCGACGAGTCAGCTTCCAGACACCTTCGCCAGGTTCGGGTAGTTGGATTACCGCCACACCCGGAAGAGAAGCAACGGCATCAGCGAGCTTTCCGGGGAGCGCATCCCAGGCCGCCTGGTCGGCAGCATCCTCAGGGTCGGTCCACAGCCGCTTCAGCGCTTCACTGAGGGCTTCTGTGAGTACTGCACGAACCGACGCCTGCGACTCTGACTTCAGGCATTCCCCCGTCAACTTCCCGCCCACCATCGACTCTCCGCAGAACGGGTTCGCGGGATCGTCAGGGCCGTGATTGTGAACAGCCATCATTCCTCCATCAAATCTGCGTGGCCGTCGATGAAATCCCGGATATCACAAGCCACCTCGTAGCCTGGATCGCGTTCCGGAACGCTGTTGCAGAACTCGCGGATACGGGCAAGCTTCTCTTGGTTGTTCATTCGTCGCCTTTCGGTTCTCGGTTTCTGTCTGTGAGCCGCCCGAAGTGGATGACCCGACCGGGCAGCGGCTTCCCCGGCGAAATCGTGTTGCTGCAGGGTTTGCCTTTGGGGGCTTTGCAGATGTCACACGACCGCGCGGATTGGGCGGCCTGGACACGAGGATCATCCGCAGACGACACAAACATCGTCATCAGTCCGGCCACCTCCCGATGAGAAGGTTGTGAGGCCAACCCTTACCGACGCATATGTGCGCCTCAAACAACTCCCACGTCCAACGCTTCCCACCCCACTCGATGTGCACGAATAACCGATCGCCATCCACACTGGCGCTGTCCACTCGCCCACCCTTCATCAGGAAGGGAGTGGGTCCGTTGTTCAACAGCAGATCCACGTATCCGGTTGTTGCCAGCATCAGATGACCGACTTCACCTCGATCCGGTCGGGGGTCGGAGTGTTCGATGACGCCCCAGTCGCATTCCCACCAGTGGCTGCATCGGATCTCTTCTCCGGGTCCGTACGGGCCGGGGCATTTACACGGCCCGCTCACGCCGCGGCGAATCTCCACGCTCACTGCTCGTCTCCTGGTGTTGATTGCGGGGGCTGTGCGCCACGTGGAGCGACTTTCAGGGCCTCCGTGGTGTCACCGGACCCAGACGCGGCAGAACGACTGTCAGCGATCCTGTGAGCATGAGCCGGAAACGCCTCCAACACCTTCACCACACGCCCCTTCTCATCCCGCACCACACACGGCTCCCCGACAGCTGCACGGCAATCACGGCACGACACCCGCAACGCCCCCTGATGAACCGTCGTCCCCCGCCAGTCCTTCATCAGCCGGCATCCTTCAACCTCAGATGCGCATCGCAATACGTCAGACCGTCCTCGGTCTCGATGCGGCCGTGGTCATCACAGAGAGGGCAATTACGGACCGTCTCGAAGATCTCGCTACGCCTGGCTTTCTCCGCCGCTTTGCGTTCCGCGACCACCGCATCCCGTGCCTCCCGCGCGTGAGCGCAGGGAGCGCACGGACGGTTTGTTCCCTTTGGATGATTTGAGCAATAGGGGGTGGGGAGTCCGTCCGCGTCCAGGTGACCTTCCGTACTTACGTAACCCCCTAAGGAGTTGGAGAAGGAGAAAGGAGCAGGAGTAGGAGTAGCCCCGGGGTTAGACGGGGGGTTAACCCCATCCCCCTGCTTAACCGTTGGACCGGGGGTTGGACCTGGGGTTAGCGGTGGGGTTGGACTAGGGGTTGAACCTGGGGTAAACGGCTCCAGAGTGGCCGGATCAATCGCCTTCTGATCGAGCATTTCCTTCACAGCATCCCGCTGCCAACCCGCCGACTCGATCACCTCATCAGAGGTCTTCGCCTCAGCGATGTTGCGGGCCTTGATCTTCTTCACTTCATGCACCACAACCCCGCGCAATGTCCTCGACGCCAACGCGGCCCGCGCGTTAGCCATCGACACGGCCATGTTCGGCTTCTTCCACAACGCGTCGTGCTTGATCCACGACCTCAGAAGGAACTCATCGGTGTTGGTGTCGATGATCAGGAACAACTCGCGGGACAGCTCTGCGGCGGCCGCCTCGACGGCCTGAACTGTCCATCCCTTGGCCATCGCGGCGATTCGGCCGGCGTGCCACTCCCCCGAACCGCAATAGGACAGTTGCGGGCTCGTCCACAGCACGAAGTACAGATGTTGGGCCGGCGGGGTGAGATCCAACCAGTCATCATCACCCCAGATAGCGAGGTTGATTACCGAGTGGTCCTTGCCAGTGGCTTTCCTGCCCATCAGGAATCACCTCCAGGAATGACTTGCAGCCGATCCCTCTGGACCTGTCGTTGCGCCTCACGGGCTCGCCCCGATCGGTGCTCGACGTGGTCGCACACCGACTTTCCGCGGTACCCGGCGTGGTCGCAGAGATCGCAGGCGTAGATGGCATCCCACCGTGCCCGACGAGCCTCAGCCTTTCGCTCCTCGGCCTCATGCATCCGTCCGAAAAGGCTAGCTATCGACTCGCCTACCGATGGGGCCGGCGAGAAAAGATCGGACAGAGAATCAGGCAGAGCAGGTTCCGGTTGCGGCTTCGGATCCGCGAAAGGATCTTGGATGACCTTTGGTTTCGCCCGAACAACGTTGTGCAATGGGTGCTCAACCTGGATGGCGCGGCGTTCAGCGTTCTCCAGTTCCTCACGGGTGTTGTAGTTCTCGATGCTGATGCCAGCGACTTCGCTCCACCAATCTTTCGAGTCTCGGTGGGCCTTGAACCGTTGCGGCGGGTTCATGGTGATTCCCACGTACAACAGTTGCCCTGTGGCGCTGTAGAAGCGATAAAGAACGTGAGCCACTAGTCCTCCTCTCCGTCTTCTGTGCCTTCGAATCCTGGGCACAAACAGATCGTGTAGGTGTTCATGTCGTCCCGGTTGACACCCATGCGGACCCGGCACCGGGGGGCATGAGAAGACCTGGGATGGTCACACAACAGACAGTCGGTCACTGGCGGCCTCTTCTGGGATGTGTGCCCGGTGGTCGGCAAAGGCGTGGTGCCGGCGGATGAATGCCTGCGCTTGTTCGGTAGTGGGGAATTCGGCGGTGATGGGGCAGCCTTGGGTGCGGCTGCATTCCGCGCAGACAACGGTGATCATGGGACCTGCCATCATTGGGCTGCCTCCACAGGGTTAGGTGATTCGGTAAACAAACCCGTCGTCGTCGAGCAACACCCAGTTGCCCCTGTAGAGGACGGGAACAGTGATAGGGGACTGGGATTGACGAACAAGCCACCCGTCAGCGAAAGCTTGTGTCCGATAGGACTCCGCCCAACGATGACAGGCACCGCAAGCCCACAGCCCGTTGGACGCCAGATTGGTGTCATCGCGGCGAGATCCGCCAAGACCACGGGGCCTGCGATGGTGTGCAGTGGCGTCTGAGGCGTACTCGTTGCAGCGTTCACACCGCCCTTGGGCGCGGGTCCAGATCAGTTCTTTGGTTTCCGGGGGAAAACCCGTGAACCGGCGACTCATGCGGGGGCACCGTTCTCCATGAGGTCGTCAATGAACTCCCGCAACTGGGCAGGTTTCGCGTTCCTCGCCGTCACCTTGTACTTGCCGTAGAACTGGGCAGCCACCGTCTTCTCATCGAGCGTCAGAGCCGCGCACGCATCCCCCAGCTCGTGGAGCAGAGCGTTGCGTTCAGCCACCGCAGGATCCGGCGGTGCGGGGGCGTCTGGGTCTCCCTTGCACCACAAGTCGAGAGCAGCGCCGAACCTCATGCCCGCGTTCCTGAGCGCGTCACCGATGGCTTCTTTGACGGCGTTGGGGCCTTTCTTTCCGCCGGCGTCGCCGTATCCGATGCGGGTGACACCGCAGATCGTGAGGCGGATCCACAGGCCGCCTTGTTCGTCCAGGAGGGGTAGGCCGTTGTCCCCGACTGCGAACGGTTCCCATGTCCACAGCGGGTCCACGTCGAGGAACCTCGCGGTGAGGTAACCATGGCCAACAAAGTCGAGGGTGATGCCGCCCTTCGGCAGCTTTCCGATCTGGTTGGCGGGGAATGGTTCGCGAAGCTTCGCGAGCCTGTCAACGTCCACGTCGCTCATTCGGTTACCTCCGCAGCAGCAGCGAGAAGAGCAGTGGCGTAGGGCAACACGTTGCACGGGCGAATCGGAGTGTGCACCGACACCGAACCGATACGCGGGCCGGAAGGCCATTCATCGATTCGGATACGTCCGTGATCAACACCGAGCCGTTCATCCGCCTGCGGAACGGGCCAGTATTTGTCGCCCCACTCTTCGTCGACGATCGGTTCGGGGAGTTCTACGAGTGCGATGCGGTTCGCTTTCAACGCTTCCAGGAACTCTCCAACACGAGTTTCGTCAAAGAAGTCGTCCCGAAACATCTGCGCGAGAGTCGCTTTGATGCGTGACTGATCACTCACTGTCCCAGCTCCTCGGTGGTGTAGATGAGGGGTTCAAGGAGTTCGAGGATGTACCTGACGCCATCCGCCGTAGGGTCGCCGGGGACCGCCAGCCGCAGAGCTTCCGAGTGTGTTTGGTGCAGTTCGCGGATCGGCTTCAACGCCTCACGGGCACCCGCCTCAGCAGTCCGGTAGATTGCCAACGCTGTTAGCGAATCCGTACCTGGGCAGACCCGCCTGGCGGCTTCTACTGCTGGATCACTCATCGTCAGCCTCCAAGACCTTCGTCAGCATGTCGCGCAGGCCAGTCAATTCCTCGCGAGAGAAGCGGCCGGCAACCCATCCCTGAGTTCCCGAGTCATTGGTCTTTTTGAGCTCGTACCGGCGTCCGTAGTGCCTCCGGTCGAAGTCGTGATCCTTTAACCCCAGGACCTGCCAGTGATCCTCGCCGAAGTCGGGGAGGGTGGAAATGTAGAGGCCGAGTATTTTCTCGCCCCACTGGTTCAGATACTGATACTGACTCATGCTGTCCACCTGTCTGCGATCCTGTCCAACGACCCAATAACCGCATCCACACGGGACAGGGCCTTGTTCACCACATCCAGGTTCAACTCCAGCGCTTCGCGGTCCAGGAACTGCAAAGGCGGCCCCTCAGACAGCAACTCATGCAAAGCGCACCGCGCGTCATCAAGGGCGGCTGCGCCGGCTTTCGCGTCGTCCCTCGCGGTAATCACCCGTGTATCAACAACCATCAGTTTTCGTCCTTGTCTCGATATTCGGAGCAGTGGCAGCGTTCATGTCCGGCGGGGCCGTGGTAGTTGGTGGCGTCACAACCCGTGTCCCACCGTCCCCGGAACTTGTCCCACGCGTAGCGGTGACGGGACCGGTTATGGCCACACACGCACATCACGAAGCCTCCAACCAGCGGAACTTCTTGACCAGAGCTCTGAACTCGGCAGCCTGCTTCTTCGACCACCCGTAACCAGGGAAATACTTTTCGACCGTTGTCCGGCTCACCCCCAACGTGCGGGCAACCTCGTTATAGGGTGCGCCGTCATCAAGCAAATATTGGGCGAAATCCTTCTGCTCCTGGCTCAACGGCACAAACTGATCCGGCGACGCCAAACGGGCATCACCAGCTGCCCGAACCCGAACCACCGTCCGAGCCGAACAACCCACCACTTCCCCAATATGCTTGGCGGAACGCCCCTCACGAGTCATCAACAGAATCGTCTGCACCTGCTCTGGGGTGAGCCTGTTCCCGTTGCTCATGCCACCTGATCCTCACCATCGATCGCTTTGAGCAGAGGCCGCCGTTCCCGCTCCGACAACCCCCCGAACACCCCGTAGTTCTCGCGATTCGCCAACGCGAACTCCAAGCATTCGACCCGAACCTCGCACCGGCTGCAGATCCGTTTAGCTGGCTTCGCGCTTCCACCCTTCTCGGGAAAAAACACTTCGGGGTCCACTTCGGCGCACCGTGCCAGGTCACGCCACGCGTGCTTGTCCTCAACAGGGGCGAGCATGAATGACAGGTCGATGATGGTCATGCGATAGCTCTTTCCATGCGGGCGATCACTCGCCATTCAGCGCACTGCCGGCGGTCCCAGCCACGGCCGGGGAACTTGCGGCGCAACGCGGTTCGACTGCACCCCACCGTCGCCGCGGCGTCCGTGTAGGAGGCGCCGTCGTCGAGCAGGCGGGCCGCCTGGGCCAGGACATGTTCAGGGATGGGGTCGTGGGCTTCGCCGCGGCTGATGCCGTGCCGCACCCTCACCCGTGACACTGTGCGGTCGGAGCATCCGACTTCTTTGGCGATGTCGCCGGTGGTCCAACCGTTCCACGACAACGCCACGATCCGCTCCACCACCCACTCCGGGAGTTTCGCGCCCCGCCTCATGCGACACCCCTGTAGCGGCGGATGAACGAAATCCACTCAATCGACTGCTCACGAGTCCAACCCTGGCCGCGGAAATGCGCCGAGATCGTGGCCTGCCCAACACCCAAAGTGCGGGCCACCTCGTTCTGCGAAGCACCATCGGCCAGCATCCGCGCCGCTTCCTCCAGGATCTCCGTAGACAGGGCGGGGGGTTTCGGTTTCGCCACACCCGTCTTCGCGCGAGCACGCTGCACGGTGCGTTGGTGGCAGCCCAGTTGTTCGGCGATCTGCGTGGCGGTCCAACCCATGCGGGTCAGCCACGCCACCTTCTCCACCTCAACGGGGGTCAGGACACGGCCGGTCATGCGCCCCACCTCTGCGCCCGGCGGCACTCATTCGAGCAGGTCTTCGCATACGTCCCCATAAACTCGCCGCCGCACTGCGTGCAGATCTTCAGGGACGGTTGTGACCGCAACGCATTCGCGGCGCGCTTCTTGCATTTCTGCGAGCAAAACCTTGCCCTGCGGGTGACCGGCTCGAACACCTCACCGCACTGCAAGCACTCCTTCTCGGTGAACCGTGCCGGTTTCACCGGTGCCAGCTCGCCACGTTTGATGCGGGCACGTTCCTTCTCTGAGAAGCCGCCCCACACGCCGGCCTCGTTGTGTTGCAACGCGAATTTGAGGCATGGCGCTTGAACGGGGCAGGTCCAGCAGATGCGGCGGGCGGGGTCGGCGGTGTAGTGGCCGGATTCGTTGAGGAACCAAATGTCGCCGTCCTTGTGGGTGCAGATCGCGCGGGAACGCCAGTCGCTGGTGTGGACTTCTGCCAACTGAATGAACGGGGAGTTCGCCATCACACCCACCCCGTCCCGGTCAGGTGTTCAGGGCAGAACGATGCGGTTGCGGCACCCACGAAATAACCTGCGTCGTAGAGGTTCAGGTTGGAGTTGTTGTACACGAAGACTGAGGCTTCGTACATGGTGTAGCCGGTGTCGAGGACGTCGCAGACGGCTTTGCCGGCGTTGATGACGGCGGGTTTGGAGCTGTAGGTGATGCCTTCGGAGTCGAGTGCCATGACGAACGCGTCGGATGTGATGTCTGCTTTGGCTTCTGGTGCGGCGAGTCCGGGGCCGATGATGCCCGCGGCGATCAACAGGGGCATGGTCCACCAGTAGCGCCAGGACTTCTCGTTGCGCCTCATGCTGCGTCTCCCTCGGTGAGGTAGTCACGCAACAACCCGACAACAGCGTCGCCGTTCATCTGCTCCCAGATCGTCGGCTCGTTCTCCCAATGGTGCGGCGGTAGGAACGGGCGGAACCACGACACACTCTCCGTGTGGATCAACACCAACTCCGCCAGGTCCTCCAGTTCCTTCAAGAGGTCCAGGTCAGCCATGGGTGGGTTGGTGGTGACGGGCAGGTCAGCCCAGGTTGTTTGGTGGTTGTCCCACCATGAGGGTTTAGAATCTCGATCTAGCATCGGAACCTCTCCTTAGTTGTGTGTTTCCGGTGTTAGGGCCGTCGTCCCGCGCAATGGGGCGACGGCCCGCCTATCTCAGAACAAGCCAGCGGGCTCGTCGTTGTTCTCCAGAAGCTTTTTGTCGGCCCGGTAGGCCATCTCGCCTTCAATGGCGCTCCACGACGCCCCGGTCCGGTACACCTCGGAATTACGGATGCCACCACGGGTAGCGCTTCCCAGGATCCGGCCAGTGTCCCCATACCAGGCGGTTACTCGTCCGTCGGCTCCGTGCTCCATACGGTCGAACGAAGGCAACTCTTCATCGGGGATAGCGGCGAGGATCGCTTCGATCGCGGCTCGTGCTGTCTTCAGGTTCATTAGTCCTGTGTTCCTATCTATCTCGGGGTGATGCGGTACCTGTCGAGCAGGGATGCGGCGACGACTGCGGGGTTCACCCCGTACGCGCCGGGCGCGGTCGTGAAATAGCTCAGATGGCGTTCCAACTCGACGGCCGTCACGCGCTGTTGCCTCATGGCGGCGAGTTCTTCCGCGGTCGCGGTCTCCAGGTACTCCCTCAGGCTCATCCAGTCGTCGCCCGTGAGTTCGGCTTCCTCAGCCTCATCGCAGATGTCCTCAGCGAGGAGTTCGCATTCCGTGGTGGGGCAGGTGCATTTGGAAGGTCCCGGCGCGGGAGGCGGGGGAACCATGCCCGCGCCGGGACCAATGTCACCCACAGGAGTGGATGACGGGTCTGCCGAAACCCGATGCCCGACAGACGGTTCGTGGACTTCTTCCTCAGCCTCTACGGCCACAAGAACATCCCCGAAATCCATGCTGATATCCCGACCCAACGCATTCGACATCGCCTGCCGCTCAAGGCGCGCCAGCCACGGATCCACCACAGCCCCGAACGCCGCCAAACCGTCATGAATCACGTTGTTAAACCTGGCATTCAAACGCTCAACAAGATTCACGCTGTCTCCCCTAGCTCTTGTAGCCGGCACCGCAGACGGGCGTTCTCCTCACGCAACGCCTCCAACTCCGCAGCCTCACGCATCTGCCTCGCATCCCACTCCGCCAACGCTTTCCACACCCCAGACGGACGAACCTCACCCGACAGTTGACACACACTCCGATGCTCAGGAGCAGACGTACTCACGCGGACCTCGGCTCATAACTACGCGACTTCATCCACTCATCAACCTCATTCAGGTCAACACGCGCCTCCCGACCGTTACCGATCGGATAAGCCTTCAACCCATCGTTTTTGACGGCTTCCCGTATCAGCACGTCTGATTTCAAGCGGAGGTATGACGCGGCCTCTTTGAACGTGGCCCATCTGGGAGTGCTCATTTCGCATCCTTCGGTTTCGACTGGAACAAAGGCTTCTTCGGCTTCGGGAAATGCTGAATCGGAGGCCTCGGGCGTGAATGAAACGTCATCGCGTCTCCCTCATCGCGTTGCGGATGATGGTCAGCTGGTCGATCAGATCCGTGAGTTCATCGGCGGTGAGAAGGACATCGGCGTCATTTCGGTAACCGGCAACATTGAGGTAGGCCAGGTCGGTTCCGTCGTAGTTCCCTAGACCGATGGTCACACCGCCGTGTGACTTTTTGATCAGACGCTGAGGTTTTGAGTAGAAAGAGAAGCTCATGATTCGGGCCACACAATCCGGCTGGAACGCTCAACCACCGCCGTCGCCCCATAGGACTCGAGAAGGTCTGCCCGCTTCTTCGCTGTCGAGTACGACCCGTACACCTTGTTGGTTACCGGCCACACAAACTCGTCGGTGCCCATGATCTGTGTGTAGTTGCCGCGAGGACGCCAACCTGGCGGCTGCCAGCCCGGAGTCGGGACCCAGTAGTCAGCTGCCTCATCGATGCACTCGAACGCACCCTCGGGGTAACGGATCACGCGGACCCGGTACAGGTATTCACCGGAGAACTTCACCTTGCGGCCTTTCGCCCATCTGGGACCATCTCGCCGAGGTTGCGGAGGTACTGGGAAATGGCCTGCGGTCGCATCCCGAGTTCCTCTGACATGACCAATATGGCGTTCCAGTCCTTTCCTAACTCTGCCCATCGCTTAAGCCGGGGTCCGGATTCCTTAGGTGCGCGCCTGCGGCGAGTGGCCTGCCGGCCGTCTGGAACCGCCTCACCCGAACGCTTTAGGTAGTCAACTACTGACTTTTCGGTTACCCCCCACTCTTTTGCGAGAATTTCAATCGCCTGCCAAGTCCGCCCCAGTTCCCTCCAGCGCTGGTGCCGTTCGGACTTCTGGCGTTCGAGGTTCGCTGCGCGCGTCCTTTTGCCAGCTGCGAGCGACAGCTCCGACTTGGCTTTCCTTTTGGGATGGAACGCCGCCTGGCTGCGGAGGTCCGCGGTGACTCCACCCCGAATTAGAGCGGCTTTGGCTGTCTTGGTGCGGATTCCCAAATCGGCAGCTATGTCAGCCAGAAGATCTCCTTCGTGAACGCGTCGGACGATTTCCGCATCTCGGTCAGCCACCTTGGCGAGTCGGCGACGCGAGTTGGTTGCTGCTGCCCGAGCCCGTAACTCGGCATGTTCTTCAGGGGACATGGACCGAAGAAAGCCAGAAGCAACTCCGCGGTATGGGCGCAACTTGGCTGCCTGGACAGCCTTACCTGCCTCGGAGTACGTGCGCTTCTTAGGCTTCGGGGAGACAATCAGTTTGCGGATATGGTCGGGGTTGACATTTGCCTTAGCCGCAGCCGATCTATCTGCGCTGAAGTCCTTCGAACAAGCTGGTCTTGTCTTCGGGATGCCCGCCATTTCCTTCAGCTCGAATCGGTCTATCCCGTGTGTTCGGTTTGTGTGCGCTGCAAGGTTTTTGAAGTCGTCACCACAGAAGGGGCATACGCCCACTTCGATGCAGTCACGCATGACCTGTTGACTGTCGAAGTGCTTCCGGTACTGGATACTCGCGTCGGACTTTTTGACCTTGTCAATAGCTCGGAGGCTTATTTCGCGGGCGCCGTTGTGCCCCGTGTATGTCGCCTCACCGCGACGTCCCCTGGTCATGCGGGGTCACCGCCTCGAAGTTCGCGCGGCAACTCCAGGGAGCCATTGGCCTCGACGTACTTGGTGATCCGCTTCCACGCATAGTCCTGACCAGCAGGAGTCAGCTTCCCCACCGCATACGCATAGCCGTTGCGCGCCACATCCTTATGGGTGAAAGCCAACCCGCGCTTGAGCGCATCAGCAGTCGCGTGACCCGTGTCGGACCGCTCACCACGGATGAACAACCCGATGTGCCCAAGGAACCGCAACACATCCGCCTGCTTGATCTCGATGCCCTGCTTGGTCCCCCACGCCTGGACCTCGCGGGCGAACTCCTGACGGTGAACATCCGAATCGGAACCGGTGTGCGCCTCGGCCTTCGCAACCAGCGGGGCGTCCCGTTCGATCGCCGCAGCCAACATCTTCTTCTCGGACTCGACGGCCACGAGCTTGCGCGCGGTGTCCGCGAACATCTCCGTCATCGCCAACAACCCCTCAGGGGTGGTGATGTCCGGAATGGCCGGCTGCACTTCCGCTTGCCGGGTCTTGACCGCGAAGTAGTGCTGCGCGGCGGCCACGGCGGGCTTGCGCGGGTCGCCGTTCATGGCGATCAGGTATGCGGCGTATCGGGTGACCAAGTAGTCAGTGCGCGGCCTACCTCCAGAGTTTTCACGGTTGACCGTGAAAAGGGTCTTGACGTTGAATCCCTCGCTGGCGGCCGTGGTCTTGGCGCGCTCGATGACCGGCTCGAAGTGTTGCCATGTCGGGTACGTCATCTGCTCCATCAGCCAGCGGGCCGACCAACGGTCCTCGCCGCCCTGCGGGCACGGGATGCGTCCGGCGTCGAACGGTGACTGGTCACCGGTAAGCTGTAATTCAGACATTTGAGCCTTTCCTCTCAGGTGTCTCTGCCCTCACCTGCTCCACACAGGTGGGGGCATTTCTTATGCGGCGAAACGCGCGCGGGGCCTCGGCCGGTATGCGGTCGTGATGGTCCCCGGGTCCAGGTGGAAGAACTTTTCGATGGCGGCGAGCAGTTCTGGTGATGCGCCACGGCGGCCAGACTCGATCGCGGACAAGGTGCCGCGGCTGGGCGGCTTCGCGTCCGAGCGGCCTTCCTCTTCCCAAATCTGACCGATTCCCACTGCGAGTTCTTCAAGCGTCACGTCGGCAACTGCACGCAGCGCTCCGATAGGTACATGCGGTGGAGTCCTAAGTGGGCGGTCGGAGACGCTCTTGGTTCGGGAGAATTTTGAACCGGTTGGCATGCGTCCGAATGTACGGCAAACATTAGGGATCCGCAAGGATCTGTTCGGCAAATGTTGGTCTAGCTGGGCAAACGTCGACATCGCCGCAGGTGGACATGGGAATTACACGACGGTCGTTAGCCAAACGATGGTTGTGTTTGCCGAACATTTTCCGGATGATTGGCGCCATGCCAAAGACGCAGAACGGCCCAGCGCAGGCCGACTGGGAACGACTCGGGAAGATCGTCCGAGCCCGACGCGAGTACCTGAAACTCAGCCAAGCCGAGGTTCAGGAAGCCGGAGGGCCATCCGACGTGGTGCAGTCACGCATAGAGAACAACGACGCATCGAAACCGCGGCCCCGCGGTTCAACGCTTCGAATGCTCGATGCTCCACTGCAGTGGGAACCCGGCTCAACGATCGCAACATTGAGCGGAGGAGACCCAGTACCGATCGGAACCAACACATCGGTGAAACAAATCAGTGACGCCGACCTAGTTGCAGAAATAACCAGACGATTACAGGAGGCACGAAATGTCATGGAAACTGCGCAGACGACGCGAACACCGCGCGAAACGCATCAAGACCAGGAGGAAGACCTAGGCGCCAGGCCCGGTGAACCGCCGCAACCGCGCCAGCCTAGGGCCAGCGAAACAGGCCCTGCGATCCACGCCCACGTCGCCAGGAGCGTCCGGGCGCGTCAACGCCGCAAGGACTAGGCGCGCCCGGTCCAGCGACCACATTGTTGGCGGGCACTCATCCATCGCGTTCAAAATCCGCGCCAGCAGAGTGTCGAGATCGTCATCAAACATGGGCTGCACCTACCGAAATGAACAACACCGGCCACCCCTCGCAACCGGATGCGTAGACGCTAACGGATCGTTGCCAAAATCGACACACGAAGCCCACAAATGGGAATATCACGATTAGATAACCGACAGTGCGTCACGTTTGCCAGCCCCTCACCAGAAAGCGCACACATCCATGAACAACAACACCAACGCAGTCTCGCTGGGAAAAGTGATGGCCGCCGCGCTCGGCGTCCTCGCCCTTGTCGCCATCGTCTCCGCCCGTGGCGACAAGGACGACGACGCCACAACGCAAGCCGCCACAACGCCAACCACCACCACAGCGCGCGTGAACCCGTATCGGACCATCCCCGGCGACGGCACCCACAACATGGGCGGCGCAGACGGATACGACTGGGGCACCTACACCGCCACCATCCCACCCAGCTCCCCCGGCTGCACGTGGGCGGTCGTCAGCATCGCCGACTACCGCGGCGGCGAAACACTCCGCGAAGGTGAAGCACCATCCGGCACCGTCCGCGCGAACATCCAACCCGATGGTGTCGCGTCGTGGACCGGCACAATCAACGGGGATCATCGCATCGTGTTCCGCACGAGCGGCTGCGGAACCTGGACCATGACGGAGTGACACCCGCCAGAACGCAAAAAAGCGCCCTGCCGGGGATGGTGAATCCCTCGGCAGGGCGCATTTACAGTCGGTCGCCTACGCAAACGTCGATGGGAGCAGTTCGGACAGCCCCTGCATGGCCTCCAGATGCCTCGCCCGATCCGCATGCGCATAGATCCGCTGCGCATCCACACTCGCATGACCCAAGATCTCCATACGCGTTTGCTCATCCACACCCGCTGCGCGCAGCAATGTCGAGGTGGTGTGCCGCGAGTTGTGCGGCGGCAACGACTCGGTTGGACCGATCACCCCAGCAGCGCGGAACACGCCACGCCACACGTCGTAGTCCGAACGGGGATCGATCGGCTTCCCCTCCTTGTGCCACACCAAGTCATGCGGATTGTCGGTGCGGAGTTTCTGCATCGCCACATACAACGGCGGCAACAACGGAACCTCACGCCAACCAGCGTCCGTCTTCGGCCGGGTGAACAACAACGACCCCTCACATTCCTGATACTCGAAATGCGCCGGCAGGTCCCACCGGGACTGCGGGCATGCCCATGCCCGTGTCTTCCCGCAAGGCCAGTACGGGGGTTTCTTGGGCATACGGTCGGGCCGGGACAGCGGTGACGGTTCGGGTAGAGGATCCCCACAGCCGTGGACGCGGGTTTCCGATTGCAACTGCCAAGCGATGGTGATCCATCCCTGAGCGGGGTTGTCGACGTAGGGCCAGCGCAGGCCGAGGAGTTCCCCACGGCGGGCGCCCGTCAGGAAACCGGCGGCGATCCGCACCGCATCCGGTTCGTCGCACACCTGGAACGCGGTGTGAATGATGTGCTGCGCCACGTCCGCCGGAAAGCCGTTGCGTTTCTTCTTCCGGTACTCGGGCTTGTCGACCAATGCGGCCACATTCCTGGTCGCCACACCCTCCGCTACCGCATCGTCCAAGGCTTTCTGGACGATGACATGGACCAGCTCGGCGGTGCGGGAGGCCCCGATCTCGGAGTGCAGGTCCCGCACATGCTGCGGGGTGAGTTTGTCGATGCGTTTCGCGCCGAGGATCGGGTTGATGTGGTTGTGGATGGCGGCCCGGTAGTCGTTGAGGACGCCGGGGCGGACTTTACGTTTGGCGTGGATGTTGTCGATCCAGTGCAACATCCACTTCTCCACAGTTGTGGATGAGGTGGTGGCGATGCGGCCCTCTTCGACGTCGCGGCGGAGTTGTTTGAGTTTGGCCATGGCGGTGTTGCGGTCAACGGAGGACACCCATTTGTAGCGGCGGTTGCCGTTGCGGTCGGGGGGTAGTTCTACTCGTCCCATCCATTTGCCGTCGGCGCGTTGGAAGAACGCTCCGTCTCCGCGGGTTCTGCGTTTCTTAGTTGCCATCGTTTCCCTCCCAGGGGGTCACCCTACGGTTCACCCTACGGTGCTGCGCAGCATTACGCAGACTTGCGCAGTATCGGGTGTCTACCTGCGGGTTTGACAACGTTTCTCCTGGTATGCAACCTATCAACCGCTGACTCTTAATCAGCGGGTCGGGGGTTCGAAACCCTCACGGCGCACAGGTCAGAGGCCATAAGCCTCAGAGGGGATCACCCTAAAGGTAACCCTATAGGGGTTTTCACTGGTCCTACATGTCGTCGCGCCGTCGTACTCTCTTTTCATAGGGGAGCATGAGGATCCAACTGAGCTTGCTGTGCCTTCGATTGAGCGGTTGAAGCATCTGGAGCGTCGGCGGACAGCGATCACGGTTCCCAACGATGGCTGAAAGAAGGATGACATGACTGCAGCTACTGACCGCTACGAAGCTGAACGCGACCCGGATCACTCCACCATCGGTGACTCACTCACTCAGTACTCGATCGCGGGTGAGGCGTTCACGGCTGGTGCGCAGTATGCGTTGGATCGCATCGTGGCGACCATCGACCGGGTTCTCATGGACCCGAACACATCCGAGTATCTGACCGACCGTGCCGCGGACATCCTCCGGGGTATTCACGCGGGAGAGCTGTCCTGATGTGTGGTGGTTGTGAGGTTAATTCGGATGACACCGTTTACGGCATGTGCACCGCTTGCGGCTCCATCGAGGTCGCGTTGACGCAGCCCACTGGCAGTCGGAACCTGAGCCACATAGGCGAATCAACCACCTACCCGACCGGCCACGGATGCGAGATGTGCAACTGATGAACACCGATGATCGTTGCGGCCGGTGCGGTCAACCGTTCAAAGACGGGGAGACAGTGATCGACACCCTTCCCCCAGTGCACCACACATGCCCAAACATGGATGAAGAAGCAAGCCGATGAGTGTCCTCGCTTGGTACGAATCACGATTCGACGAGATGCTCGGCAGCGACGAAGAACCCATGCACACAGTGGGGCGCGTGTTATATTACGCATCGATCGCCACGTGGATAGCGCCGTTCCTCATGGTGACGTTCGTCCTGATGGACGTGGTTGACGAGTTCATGGACGAGCTGAAGAAACGATGGGAAGAAGCCAATGGGTAGGGACCAGTAGATACGCGAAAAGAGGGCCGCCCCGCTCGCACTGGAGAGTGTGTGCAAGCGGGGCGGCCCCGTAACCTCTCCTGAAGCCTGATGCTTCACGAGGCGTGGATTAAGCCAGGACGTGAACTAACAGCGCGACGATCATCCCCGCGACGACCGCCAGCCACACCGACCGCCACACCTCCAACTGCGGATCACTCATCATCTGACTCGTCCCAGTAACGATTCACCAAACCATCCGTGACATACCCCGGCTGCCCTACCGGTGTGATCACCGTCGTCGCGCCCAAATCCATCCGGTCACCGGTGATGCGTTCCAGTCCGACAACCGCCACATAGTGGGCTACCTGCCAGCCGTCGCCCTGCGCGTCCAAGCTCTCTTGGATCGCAGCCCGGACAGGATCGGCCGGCCTCACAGTCGCACCCACGTTTTGAGCGCGTCCCACAGGAATCCCACCGTCACACCATGATCCAGGAACGTACACACTCGAACGTTCACATCACACCCCTCTCACGGCGCTCATGCGTTCCGGCTCGATGGACAGTCGTGAATGCGCCCCGCAGTTGGTGCAGCGGCGCATCGTGTACGTCAACACGTTCGCCACGTACCGCCGCGGGATCACCACAGTTTCACCAGCGCACCGGTTGCACACCATCAGCTTGTCCTCGCCGTCAACGAACAGTGCGGGATGGTTTTTGATGTGTGGCCGCAGGAAGTCGTACAACCCCTGCGTGGCTACCACATCGCCAGCGCAGTACGACACCAAGCGTTCCCGGTCCGCAGCGCTCTTCCCTGTCACGGCGCGTTCCATCGCGCCCCGGTCGTAGCGGTCAGTTTTGGCGGGCAGGCCAACGATCTGACAGAACGCGTCCAAACCTTTGAATGGGGCACCGGATTTGAACTCGCGGCGTAACACCTTCAACGTGTCAACGGTTTTGAACGGAGGCAGCGGAGGTAACCCGGCCTCCAAATGCAGATCGCCCTTCAGCCACGGCACGTCAGCTTCGTCGATGTAGTGCCCGACGACGATATCCGCTTGGGATAGCAGGTTGTGGACGCGCCGCAGGAACCGTTTGCGTCCACCTTTGTCCCATTCGGCGAGCTGGATAACCTCGGGCTGGTCATACCACTTGGCGCACACAATCGTGGTGCGCGGCATTCGGGTCACCGTCTCGTACTGCACGTACCGGTTCTTCAGGTCTCCCCTGCCCCACCAGTATTGTTCGGTGATTCCGGGGAGCCGTTCAACGTCGAGGATCAGGATTTTGTTGCGCACACCTTCGGCGATGCGCACCTGGCGCAGGTCGCTAGTCAGCGACATGATGGTTCCTCGCGTGATGCCGCCACGCTTGCGAGTTCATGTCTGGCATACCGTGTTTGACGAGGACCCGCAGTATGTCGGTGAACCTAACGTCGCCGCGTTTCGCGGACTCCAACGAGGATTTGATCTCTGCACGTTCCTGCTTCGACCGGGCACCAACCCAATCACATGCGGGGCAGGTGCGTGGCTCCAAACCTGCAAGATCGGCCAAGAGTGACATTCGGTGTTCCCTTTCCCGGTGTTTCACCGGTCGCGTCGCTTGTCGCCTTCGATGCGTTCGAGGCGTTCGGTTCGCAGTTCCTCCCTCAACCCTCCGATGTCCCGTTGAATCTGTTTGAATCCGTCCCGCACCAAATCGCGTATCTCGTCGAGGTCGTCACGCATGTTGGTGTCATGGGTGTTGACGGTCTGCTCGTGAATCTCATCGGTTTTCGCGTCGATCTGTCGGGCACGTTCCCGGCCCTTACGTTGCCCTCGAACAGTGAGGACACCGACAATTCCCGTTCCGATCGCTGCGATCGTGGAAGGCAAACCGATGATGAGCAGTCCTATCAGGTCGATACCATCTTCGGGCTGGTACGCGGCATCCATTGCTTCGCGCACCGATTCCCACATCATGCGGCAGTGACCGCTCTAGTCGCAGAAGCCGTTCCGGGGTTGCCGCGGCGTTCCGCGCCGATAGACATCAGCAGTGACACCACTGCGGCGCCGCCGGACACTGACAGCACTGACACCCAATCGGTGGCGAGTAGGTCAACCGCGCCCGCGCCGAGTGTGGCGATCGCGGTTTGGGCGAACGTGCGGGCCGCGCGTTCGGCGGCGTCGATCCAAAACGAACGTGTCAACATCAGGTGGTCCCCCTTATGTGCGTAGGTAGTCGATGGCGGGCTGGACGTTGTAGTCCACGTGCGGGCCGGTGCGTTTCGCGAAGAACATGCCGGCGTCCAACAGTGCCTTGGTGATCGCGATCGCCTCCGGTAGCGGTGCCTGCACAAGTTCGACCACTTGGGCGAGTAGCGAATCGGGTCCGGTGAACAGGTCCAGGTCGCGCACGATCTGCCATATGGCGTTGCGGACCTCTTGTGTGTCGCCGGGTTCGGTGCAGGCGTACAGGTCGCCTTGGTGTGCGTAGTCGCGCCACCACGGCGGGGTGTCGCGCATGCCGTTCGATGAGACGCCTTGGGTGTTGGACGGTGCCATTGGGGAGCCGCCGTGATCGGCCCACACGTGACCGAGTTCGCGGTTCGGGTTGCCCCACGTCACGGCTTTCTCGATGTGCGGTTTCATCCAATGCAGGGAGCCGTCTTCGGGTGCGATGTGGTTCATCCACAGTTCGGAAACCACTACCGCGCCTTGGGAGTAGCCTGCTAGCGCGGCGCCGTGGGTTTCGATGCGTTCGCGCCACCGGTTAGCTTGGTTGTGGGTTTCGGTGATGGCGGCGGCAATGGATTTGCCCATCGGGAATGGTGCTGCGGGGTAGCCGATGGGTTGCCACAGGTATTTGTCTTCGACGGCGCGGGCGGTGTCGGCGTCGGGGCCGATCCACCAGGGAACACCGGTGCCGCACACGGTGATCAGCACGGGCCGGGTGTCCACGACGGGGCGCGGTAGGTAGCCCATGACGTACTTGGTTTCGGCCCCTACAATCCCCCGGGATGTACAACCCCGCGCGCAACTGTCCGGCAGCGCTATATCTGGCTTGCATTTCGGCGACTGCTGCCGTCATGGCCTCGTCATAGAGCGGGGTGTCGGCCAAATCGCCCGCGTAGGAAGCGAACTTGCGCCGCATGAACGCCTTGATCTTGCGGATCTCGTCGGAGCTGTCACCGAGCCCGAGGCCAACGTACTGCCCGTCTATGCGCATCAGGATTTGTCCTTGACGTCGTAGCAGCCTTCGACGCCGAGCTTTTCGCCGATCGCGCCCAGTACGTCCACCACTGTGCGGCCGCCGAGCTGCGGCCAGCCGTTCAGGGTGTAGCCGCGCTGCTGACGCAAGGTCTCCACGGCGAGTTCGCGATCGGTCCAGTCGTCCGGGAAGCGCTTCACCTTGGGCGGTTCAGGCTCGGTCTTGCCACCGTTGGCCCAGTGGTTGACCCGTTCGGTGAAGTAGTCCCACGGGAACCAGTCTCCGACGTCGGTGTGAGTGCCCCACTTGAACACGTCGGTCACCCACCGGTGGTCCGAGATGCCAGGTCGCCCATTCGTATACGGCGGTGGCACCACGAGCGGGGTGAAGCCGTACTTCTTCGCGTCCTGCACCGCGAGGTAGGCTGCGACGTCGATTGCGTTGGACTGCTTCATCCACTGATCCCGCATCCAGGATGCTCGCGACCCCGCGAAGCACAGGTTGATGCTGATGCTGTTGGCGTTGCCCACAGACCAGGCGGCGCGGTCGGTGTCGACGCAATCGACCACCGTCACACCACCATCGGACGCTTGGGAGATCGTGTAGTGGTACGAGACGCCGTTGCCGTTCTGGAACCACTTCGCCAGGTTCTCGGCGGCAGCGTCCCCGCCGCCGCCTTCTTGGGTGTGGATCAGGAACATGGTGGGCTTGCCGCTGCGGGCGCTGTTGTTGTTCGACCAGATGGGGAACTCGTTGTACGGCGGGCGGTTTTCGGGCATGGCGGTACCTCCATCGGCGGGCCAGTGCTTGTCGAGGTATGGGGTGACGGTGGCGATGCGTGACTTGATTTCGGTGAGGTAGGCGCGGCGGCCGTTGGCGTACCAGTAGTCAGCGCTGGGCCAGTTGGGGGCCTGCTGCATCCAGCAGATGTTCAGCCATATATCGGTGCTGGCACCGGGTTTGGCGCGCCACACGTCGAGCTTGTCGAAGAAGCCTTTGATTTGGGCTGCGGCACCGTCGAAGCGGTGTGGGTAGGAGCCGTCCTGCTGGGCAATGCCGTAGGTGGTGTGGGTCGGGTCCCAGATGGTGTCGTTCCAGCCGGACTCTTGGTAGAAGGTGGACATGACCGCCAGGCATTCGCTGCGGGTGTAGCCGCGCGCCTTGGCTTCGGCGATGGTGATTTGGGCGACTTGATCTTTCGTGGTCACCGTTTGCTCCCGAGGATTCCGCCGAGGACAGGGATGGAGCGCAGCGCGCCGTCGATGATGTCCACGACTTGCGCTGGAAGGTTGGTCAGGTCGGGGAGTTTCGCGACGATCTGGTCGTCCAAGTTGGACAGATCGGGCAGGTTCTCGGTGATCCTGTCGGCGATGCGGTCAGCGATCCTGTCGGCGAGCGGTCCGAGCAGTTTGAGCAGGATGATTCCGAGACGGTCCATGTCCGGGGTTCCTTTCGGGCATAGAAAAACCCCGCGCACCCAAGTGGGTGGCGGGGCTTTTTCTGGGGTGGGTTTAGAAGTAGAACAGGGTGTCGCGTTCGATGAAGAAGTCGATCGCTGGATGTCCTGTGGCGAACATCCACGAGATGAGTCCGGTGAGGGCGACACCGCCGAGGAGTCCGGTTCCGATCGCCCCCGCTACTCGTTTTGTCATGACAGTCTCCTGACCGTGACGCGGGAGGTGTCGATGAGGTGTCGGCGGCCTTGGTCGTCAGAGACGGTGTAGACGGTTCCTGCGGTGAAGAGGACGGTGGCGTTCCAGCCGGCGGGTCCGCGGGACTGCACGTGGATTTTCATGGCCGGTCACCAGGTGTCGGTGGTCTCGACGTGGTGGCGGCCACCGCCGCAGCGTTTCACGCAGCGCTTCACCGTCTTGAGGCCGTCATCGGTCATGACCTTTTTAGCGGTGCCGTCGCCGTTCATGACGGGGCTCCATACGGCCCCCTGGCCTCCGGAGCCGGTGGCGCATGCGTGTTTGTAGATCTGCCCGTGGCCGGTGCCGTGGTTGTGGCAGTGGGCGGGTGCGGCGTCTGCGACGGCGGGGGTGAGGAGTGCGAGGGTGAGGGCGGCTGTGATGGTTGCGATGGTGTTGCGTAGCATGGGTTGGCCTCCTGTTGGGGGTGGGCCGCCTGGCGGGGTTGGTTTCTCAGGCCTTTTCGCCCCGCCGGGCGGTGTCTCAAGTTGATAGACCGCAGTCTAATCACGTTTGACCACGTGCACAAGTGTTTTTTTGGGATACACTTCTAGATGTGACAATCATCGACCGCATGATCGCCAACCGGCAGAAACGCGCAGCGACTATCGCCGAGCTTGATGCCGAACTGGCTGCCCTCGTCTACGAGGCGATGACTGTCCACGGCATCACGTGGCATGACATTGGCCGCGCCCTGAAGATTTCCAAGCAGCGTGTGTATCAACTCCGCGCTGCTGGTGACCCGAACCGTTAGCGGGGTTATTCCCACTCGACCAGGACGTAGCCGTCACCGCCGCTGCCTGCGTTTGATCCGCCCGTGTTTACGGCTCCGTCGGTCCCCCCGCCGCCGTTCCCCGCGGGGCCGGAGCTGGTTCCGTTGCTGCCGCCGCTGATGCTGTTGTCATTGGAACGCACGCCGCCCCCGCCGCCGCCGCCAGCGCCCGCACCGTTTGAACGGCTCTCCCCGCTAGTTGGGTTACTACCGCCGTTGCCGCCTTTGCCACCTGTATAGCCTGTTGCGGATATGCCGGAGATGCTGGTTGTACCGCCGGCCCCGCCGCTTCCGCTGGACGACGAGTTAGTGCCCCTCGCGCCTGCTGCCCCTCCGCTAGCCGTCAGGGAAACGCTGCCGGACGAGAACACAGTCGAGCCGCCGTCGGCGCCGTCATTGCCGTTGGACGATCCCGCCGCCCGCGCTCCACCGGCGCCACCGAGGCCCCGGACGAGGGTATACGTCGAGCCGAGCGACGCGCGTGGAATCCAGACGCGGTCGATGTAGCCACCGCCGCCCCCCCCGCCGCCGCCGTAGCGGTAGCCGGAGTTGGCCCTGCGGCCGGAGCCGCCGCCGCCGCCCGCACCGCCGAGTGTGACCCAGCAACCGGATGCGCCCTCGGGTACCGGCTCGTCGATCAGATCCTCGTAGCCGGGGTCTTCGCTGGAGATCGTGAACGGTTCAAACGACGGCCACACCTTGTCAAAGCTGGTCCCGTTCCACGTGTACAGCTCAGGGTTGACGAACGCAGTACCGTTCCACACCTTGAACGCGGTGGGGTCAACGAACGCCGTGCCGTTCCATACCTTCATGGCGTCACCACGTACAGCACGCCAGCTGTGCCGGTACCAGGAAGGGTGGTGCCCATCCACATCCCGGACGCGCTGCCGGATTTCTGCACCGACGAATCCGCTTTACCCAGTGAGGTTTGCACATCCGAAGCCAGCTTCGATTTCGCAATCGCCGCGCCGGTATTGATCTTCGCGTTGGTGATCGCACCGTCCTGAATCTTGGCCAGGGTCACCGAGTTGTCCAAGGGTGTCCGCTGGTCCGACAGGCGCGAATCATTACCAACACACACCGTGGAACCACTACTACCCACGGGGATGCGATTAATGCTCAGCGTGCCCGACACCACATCGGAAGCATCCACCTGAACATCCAACTCGTTGGTCGCGTAGTAGTCGACGATCTCGTGGATCTTGTTGTCCAACTCCGGCTGCAAAGCCTCCAGGGCTGCATCGTTATCCGCCGCGCCAGCAATAGCCGCGCCAGTAGAGGTGACATCGGTAACATCGGCCAAAACGTGGTCGTGGGCGAGGTCGGCCTTATCGTCCAGCCCCTCATGCGCCCCTTCGATACCGTCCTCGATGTGGTTGAGACGGTCCGCCGACAACGGGGTGTTCGTCGAGGGAACGTTCTCCCACGACTGCTTCGAATAAGCCATACCAAACCCCCTCCTAGGGTTGCGCCCGCAAACCCCTCGGCACCAGGCACGAATAACCGTCACCCGGAAGCACCGCGAGGGCGGTGTTGATCATTTCGGTGATCGCCGAAGACCGATCCAACACGGTCGCCGGGGGCCGCCCCTCGGCGGTGACCTCCCACCCGCCGACCACGCGGGCGGCCTGCACAATCAGTGTGCCGTCACGGTCAAACAAGCCCATCATGTCGTTGCCGAATGCGACGATCTGATGATCAGTTTTGATGTTCAAAACAGTTCCCCTATCCAGGATTTCAGGCGACTATGCGGGGCGTCACTGAGATGCTCGCCCCCGTACCGGACACCTCCACGTCACCGTCGTCGAAAGCTTCCGAACCGACGAACGTGCCCGACGAGCTGGCCGACCAGATGCCGCCCTCCACGTAGGTGCCTGCCGCCACGGAGATTTCAACCTCGTCGCCGGTGTTGGTGCCCGTGGAGCCCGACGTCCACGACGTCTGCTCCCGCGCATATCCACCACCCGTGGCTTCATTCGCCCCTGTGGTGCCGGCAGCTCCGGTATGCACACTGATCCAGTCGCCGAGACCGGCGATGGCGTCCGATGCTGCTTTGTGAGTTGCATTGGGAATGCCCATGATTGTTTCCTTTCGGGTTATACGGGATTGAGCGGGACCGCCATGGCGGCCCATGTGCCTGACGAGCTTGTCGCCGTGAAGTTCGTGGCCGTCGTCGCGTCGCTGATGGTCAGGATCGGGAACAGGCCCGAACCCGAGAATCGGTTCGTTCCGCCAGAGGGTGTAAACGTCCGGTTCCCCATGTTGGCGAACGAAACGACTACCCGGCCACCGTCTCCAGGCGCGGACGCCGACAGGCTTGCCGAACCACTGTTTCCGTATGACTTCTGCACAGTGCCGGTGGTGGTCGCGTTCAGATACGAGGCCGCGACAGCGCCCACCCACCCGAAGCCGGTGGGCTTGTTGACCGTCACCTGCTTGGACCCGCCAGCAACACCATGAATGACATACAAGTGTTGAGAACCTTCGCCAGCGTTATTGTTTAGAGCCTGGCTGCCGATAAGCGTCATCGCCGATCCGTCGTAGGTGACAGAAGCGATCGTGTCGCTGCCCTGTACAACCAGTGACACCAGTACCGACGCTCCGGAGGTGGCCGTGTGGTTGAACGAGAACGTCGACGTCGCTTGCTGGGACATGGTTACCGCGTCGAACGCCACCGGGTCAACACCGTCATTACCCACGGCGTCCATACCGATTCCCGGGGTCAACGTCAGCTCGAACTCGCGGTAATACCGCTCCGCGCCGGACATTCCAACCTGCGGGGACAGTTCGAGCCCGAAGCCCTTCGTGAACCCGAGTGCGGTACCCATGCCGACCTGCGGGTCCAGTTCGATACCGAACGACCGCGCAAACTTCGGCGCGGCCTCGAACCCCAGGCTCGGCGTGAACGACAACCCGAAACCGGGAGACTGCGCGCGCGGCGTCGGGAACAGCGACACCGACGGATACAAATCCTCGGACGGAAACACCGGCTCGAACGCGGCCGGACCACGCATCGCGATATATGGCGCGAACACCAGACCGAACGACGCCTTGCTGTGGCTGGCCGCAGCCATTCCCAGCGAGACCGGCACCGACAAACCGAAACTCGCACGGTTGTGCGCCACAGCGGACATGCCGATCTCGGGGGTGAGGGTGACGCCGAACTCTTGTTTCGGACCGCCGTAGCGGAATCCCACCTCGGGAGTGATGGTGACGCCGAATGAGACGTGGGACTCAGCCCACCAGCCAACAGCCACGCTCATCCCCCAATCTGCAAGTTCACCGCCATGCCAGCCCACCTGTTCGGCTGCGCCGATGTAGCGCTCACCGTCCCCGTCCTCGTGGTTGTGTTGACACACAGGGGCGGGGCGATCCCCGACTGCTCCGCGCGCAAGCGCGCCCCCAGAATCGTTGTCAGCTTGGACGACGACACCCCCCCGGCCCCGGCCGAGAACGCCTGCAGCGTCACCCCGCTCGGTACCGTCACCGACTGGCTGTGCGCAGTACCGTTACCGTGCGCGAACGTCGGCGCGCCCACCGACACAACATCATTGAACGAAATGGCATACGCACTCACCCAGCCCGGGCCGGTGGCCTTCATCTGGCGAGCAACGCCGGAGCCTGCGTTCTCCATGCGGAAAATCGCCAGGCCCCCATTCGCCGGATCGCCATTGTGCGAAACGGACCCGAGAAGTACACCGCCGGCGCCGCCATACGTGGCCGACGGGGCTGAGCCCGCGCGGTCCCACGCCACCACCGCGAACACCGTAGCCCCCTCGGAGGCCTTGAAGTTCACAGTGGCGCTACCGACACCAGCCCCAGCCCCCGACACGGCATCAAACCCAACATCCACCGGCTCCGGCGGCACCGGCCAGTTCTGGTCATTCGTAATCGTTCCGGGATACAGATACTCCGCCACCCGCACCCAAATTCGCGTGTAGCCCGCGGCCGGGGGGTTGGAGGTATTCGAGTTCTCGTGCAGCGTGAATGTCGCACCCGAGTCCCGCTCAAAGAAAATCGTGGACGACCAGCCACCCGAAAAAAGTCCCGGATGCCCGAACCACGTTCCGAACGACTCTATCCCGTACCCGTAGTAGTACTCGGAAGGAATGTAGAACCCGTTCGCGTACGGGTCCCACCCTGTGGGATGCTTCCAGAACGTTGACAGCCACGCGTCATACGACTCGGGCGACAGGCCCATCGCGTTGTCCCGCAACGCCTCCGCGAACTTCGTGTAGTCGTTGATGTTCGTCGCCAGCGCGCCGGCAGCGTCGAGGAAGTTCGGGTTGAACGTGTCAGCGATCGACGCTGGGGGTGGAACTGGACCGATCGGCGGCCATGACGTTTCCGTCAGCCCAAGAGGGTCTATGATGTCTTCTTTGAAGATTTGCTTGATCGGCCGATGGGCCGGGTCGACAATCTCTAGAACCATCCCGATCAGCGCAAAGTTGGAGTTCGTATACAGGTAGTCGGTGCCGGGATAGAAATTTGACGGCCCTTTCATAGAGCCCAGGAAGTCCTTCGCGCCCGTCCATGGCCACGTCGGAAACAGCGTGATCCAGAGCGCGTTGATACCCGCCGTATACTCCGCGATACCTGACCGCATGGACAGCATGTGCCCCATCGTGATCGCGGTACCGTTCGGGATACCCGGAACGTACTGCTCCAGAGTGTCATCCAGCGTGATGAGGCCTTTGTCGACGGCCTGGAAAAACGCAATCGCGGTGAACATCTTCGTGGAGGAACCCATGCGGAAGTGGTCATCCAACGTCAACGGGCGAACCGTGCCGCCCACGGTGGTGCCATACGCCTTCGCATAGTTCCCGCGCGGGCCGGTGATCTGCAACATCACCCCCGGCTGGCCGGTCTCCGCGCGGGACTCCTCCACAATCAAATCCACCATCGCCTGGTCCTCCGGCGACAACAAATCACCCGCAGTGTGCGCGGGAGTGGTGAACTCGTAGGTATCCGACGGGTCCGACAACCAGCCGGCGTTGTCCACCGTCTTCACATAAAACTCGTACGTGGTGTTCGACTTCAAACCGTTTGTCCCATACGGCGGCAACACCGGGTCGGGATTCAACTGAACGAAATCGCCCGAAGCGTCCTTCTCTTTCGCGTAAACGAAATACCCTTTGATTGTCATACGTCTGTTGCTCCAGACCACGTAATCGTGATAGTGCTGAAAGTTGAATCGACCAGCTCCACCAACGTCGGAGCAGTGGGGGGCGTCAAATCCGGGTCAGGGTCAGGCAGCGGGTCGGGCCGGAAGAACACCCAGCCGCCACCAGGAGCGCCATTGCCGCCGGACTGAAAGGCCGCCAACGAGCCCTTGCCGCCGTTACCGGCACCACCAGCGGGCGCACCGTGGCCGCCCATGACCTTCTGGTCAACGCCGCCCACATAGTCCTGGCCATTGAACGTGAACGTGCCCGGGCCTCGGCCAACAGGTTTCGACAAAAACCCTTCAGTGGTGCCCGCCGCGCCGCCCTCGGCGACAATGGAATACGTGTCACCCCCGGGCGTGGAGATAGACAACGTGGTGTTACCGCCGGCCGCGCCGTCACCAGGACCGCCCACGCCGCCAGCGCCCGGGTCGAGGGTGATGATGGCGTTGTCGCCGAAATGCTCACCGCGCACCCATGTGGTGGCGTTGAACTTCCCAGGCTGACCGGCCTGACCGTTGATGCCCAATGCCCAGCCTTGTGCACCACCACCACCAGCGCCCACCGCAACCGGGTCGATGTAGTTCACCCAGTTCGGAACCGGGAACACCGTGGCCGCGGTGCCAAGGTAGACCTTCAACGGATCGTGATGGTCACCGCCGGAACCTGTATCCACGGCGATACTCACCCACGGCACATCGCCCGAGCGGGTCACCGACGCCTTCGCAATCGACGACGGCGGGCTATCCGGCGACGTGTTGTTTCTGGTGGCCGCCAGCGACACAATCTGCGACGTCGGATGATTCGGCAAGTCCGCCACACGGCCACGCACATAATGCGTACCGCCCACCGGGACAAGCTCATAGGCGTACGCCTCAGACGCCACCACGGGAACCGGGTCATCCAACTCGTAGGAGATGAACTCCCCGGGGGCGGCCGTGCCGCCCAAAAGCCCCACGATGTTCGGGGAATGGTGCACCAGCGTCCAGTCGCCCGACGCCAAGTCGACCTTCCAGATGTTGACGTAGAACTCGGTGATCCCCGAAAGGCCGTAGCCGATCCACGACACCACGCCAAGCGGCATCGACTCTTCGATCAAGTCAACACCGATGAGCGAATTGCTCTGCGTGGCCTCCAGCCACGTCGTGACGTTCGACAGCGGGAAGTTGGACCGCTCCGACGGCAACAAACCACTATCGACGGGCTTGTTGGTCCTGATGCCAAGGATGTCCCACGAGAACAACCCCAAGCTGGCGCGCGAGGCGATCTCCTGCAACACGTTGAACAGGTCGGCGATACCAGCACCAATACCCGGAAGGCCTACCAGGCCACCGACAATGCTGTTGACGATGTTCTCGATGGTTTCCCGCAGATTCTCCGGGCCGAGCATGCCGGCGATTGACTCCGGGGAGATGTTGCGCAAAGCGTCGAACAAATCCTCCAGCGTGTTCTCAACGGTCTGCACGCCGCCGCGGATCGCCGACACCACCGTGTCAATCGTCAACTGCACACGCGCCAACAAGGTTTGCAGAATCTCCGGAAGACCCTCGACCCACGACTGCTGAATAACGCCGGTCTGCTTGACCTCGGCGTCATCCCACCAGAACGTGCCCGCAGTGGCGTCTTCGGTCACCACGAACCGGGTCTGCACACCAGTCACCCCAGCGGGCACCCGATACTCCCCCGACAGCTCCTTACCGGGCCACGCCAAGTTCGCGTCCTGGGGGGCGTACGCGTTCAAATCCACAGGGGCCTGTGCAACGCCGTCGATGTACGGCACCAGCTGCAACCGAATCGGCGCGCCCGTGCCCACATACCCCTCATGCGACACAAACACCCGGGCAGTGACCGTCTGGCCTTCGCCCACCGCGAAGAAATCGCCAACATTCTGCCCCGACCGCAGCGCCTTCAACGTGCCATCGGCAATAACTTTCGCCGCACCCGAACCATCACCGCTGCGCGAACTCGACGGGTCCACAACCCAATCCGCGTTATCCCCCACCGACCCCTCAGGAAACTTCGGGGCAGGAAGAATGTTCGGCGATTGGTTTGATATGCCACCGATCGGCAGAATCGTCAACAAACTGGGCAGCAAATTGCGCAGCGGCGCAAGGATGATGTTCACCAACTGCGCCGCAGCCTGAAGCGGGTTGAAGTTTGGGCTGTTGAAGTCGATCGACTGGAAGAAGTTTCGAACGTTCGTGAAGAACTGGGTCAGTTCCTCAACCCCGCCACCCACAATGCCGGTGATCGCCTCGATAATGTCCCCGAGAATGGGGATGTTCAAAGCCCAATCACGCAACTGGTCGAACGATGCCTCACCAGGGATGAACACCCCAGCGACCGCGCGCACCACCCACGCCAAAAACTGCTCGATGAACTGCTCACCAATCTCAAGCAGCTGCTGAACAGTGAACGGACGCTGCCACTGCAACGCCGACTGTTCCGGGTGAATACCCGGCTCAGACGGCACCGCATGAGCCCACTCCGGCAACGGATCAAACGATGACGTCATGACAGCGGCCAAACCTCAACCGAAAACATCGACGTAGAAGCAGAAGTCGTGTACGTCACCGACCCCGCCTGACGTTCACACCGGAAATAGATCGTCGCCGGTGTACCGGCCGCCACACGGTCAAACCCATCCGATGAGCCCGCCGCAGGTCCCGAAACAAGCGTCAGCCGCTCCGATTGCGCCACACCGGGGCACCGGCCGATCACGTTGCCGCCGGTCTCACCGTTCAACCGGGCCACCAAATCAACCCGAACATCCGCACCCTCACCGGTGACCACCGTGTACCCCTGCACACGCGGCCGCCAATCAAACGGCTGCGCAGGAATCGACACCTGAGCCAAAGTCGAGTTCGCGTTACCCGATGCAGTGTTGTTGATCGACGCCGGAACATACCGGTCCCCCACACGCTGCGCCGCCAACACAAACCCATCAGCAGTCGAATTCACCACCGGCACCTGACCCGCAACAGGAGACGGATCAACATCCGTCGGGTCCCACACCGCCTCACCATCCGCGCCCTTCGAGCCGGCGTGCAGCGCCAGGTTCAACCGGTACACACCCGGCGTGGATGTTCCAGGTGGCGTGATCTCAGTGAACGACGCCTCCGCCGGGGTTGGATCGTCCGGGTCCAGCTCCGTCAGATTCACCGTCGTATCGAACGTGGCCGGCACACCCGGATCACCCTTCTCAATCGCGGGCACACCAACACCGATACCGCCCTGCGGACGCAACTGGAGGATCGCCGCACCCGCCGTAGGATCGACAGGAATCTCCACGATCCCCTCAAACAAATAGTGAGTCCCAGCAGGATTCAAAGGCCACGACATAAGGCACGCTCCATTCACATTGGGCGAGTTACAGAAAGAAAGGACGACCGCTGCTTATCCCTGAGGTGACAGCGTGAGGACCGACAACGTTTCAAAAATCCCCGTGATGAACCGCTGATGCTTCGCCAACGGGGCCTCCGACTTGCGTCCATCCCCCAACTGCGCGATCACCTTCCGCTCATCCTGGGAAACCCGCCACATGACGTTTTCGATGTAGTCAGTCACCATTCGGGTACGTGACATAAACACCAGCGACATCAGGCCGCCGCGAAAAACGTCCCGACCCAACGCATACTGGGCACCGTTGCGGAACTGCACCGTCGCCGTCGTCTTGCCCTGCGAATCAAACAAGGCGTTGATGAATGCGAACACCGTTTCGATGTTGTACGGCGCTGAGGCTGTCGGATAGAACCGCTCGATCGCCGGATGGTACGGGCCAACTTCGTCACGGCGGTCGTAATGCTGAATCAACTGGAACGCCAAGAAGCTGTTGTTCAGGAACCCCGACAGCAGATCGGACGGTATGCCGGTGAATCCAACAACGATCATCAGCGAGTCGATCAGCCATGCGAAGGTGGCATTCATCAAGTCGTTCAACCACTTTGGGCTACGGCCACCAATAATGTGCTGCCAACCCTCAGGTGTGTGGTCAGTGATCGTGCACGCATCGATACCGGTGTCCTCACCCGGCTCAGGGGCCACGAAATAGGCGTACGGCTGCTCGAAATCCACACCCAACGCGGGCGCATAAAACACGCCATCCATGCCGGGAACCTGCTTGATGACAGGTTTGAAGATGTCCCCCAGCGACCCGCCCAAGTCAATCGTGGTGCGCAGCACCGAATCCAGCACCGTTTTCGTCGGACCAGTGATCTGCGACCGGTCCACTGTGGAAAACACGTAGGTAGGCTGGTCCAGGTTCGCCCACCTGTCAGGCTGCGGATCACCAGGCAGCCACAAATCCATGCGGGTATCCACACCGTACGACTGGGTAACGTCCTTGATGACGGCCTGAACGGTTTCCATCCGCACTGTGCGAGCCACCATCGGCGACGTGTCCAGCAGTGGATTGGTGCGTGACACATACACCGGGGTTCGCAGCATGCGTGTAAACGCCTGGACCGACAACCCGTCCCGCGACAACGCTTGCAGAACGGTGCCGAACCATGCCCGGATATCCGGGTTTAACGACAGCCCGTTGTTGATGAACTCCAGCCACCCGGACTGCAACCGCAGAGCGCATTCTGCGACCATGTTCTCCACGACGGTTTGCAACGCCCACACGAAGATCGCGTGCGAGAACGGCTGTGCCTGAATCGGCAGCCACCACGACGGCAAAATCACGTAGTAATTGAGGATGTCGCGGATACCGCGCAGTTCAGCGGTGCCGGTCCATGCGCTGTCGCGGTACTCGAAGGTGTGGTTCTTCGTGTAGAACGCATACCGCAAACCGGCTGTCTCGACGATGACACCGACCATCGTCTTTTTGCAGTCCATGAACAAAGGGATGAGAGGGCTGTTCCCTTTGAGGACGATCCGGCCGGTTTCAACATCGTTGCGCGGGTCAGCACCCGACGCCTCGATCAGGTCGCCACCGACAGCGCCCATCGGCTGCCAAAACTTGTCGCACACCGTGAACCGGAACGACGTGTCTACCTTCGATTTGCGTTCCGTCAACGCCCGCGCGGTTCGTGCGATCCTGTTCGGGTCGCCGGACTGGAGGGCGGATTGCCATGCCGCTGTTTCGCGTTCAAACTTCGACAACCGTCATCCCCTCCTTTCCCTGGTTCACAGGCGCCACAAATTCACCCACTACAGGGGCTACATCGGGTAGCGGCGCAACGGAGTCCCCGAAAGAATCACCTTCGAGTCAGCGTTGCCACCAACAATTTCTGTCTTCACAAAGAACTGCTGCGCCGGTTCGCCAGGTGACTTCGCGGGGATCGCCGCGTTCTCACTGAACCGGCCCGACAGGTACTTATAGAAATTGCCCTGCGGGGGAACAATCCCAAACAGCGACCCAATCTGGTCGGTGAACGCGTTCCGCTCCGAGAAGAACGACAACAACGACTTCACCGCCTGCTGGAAAATGTTCAACTCCTGCGGCGACGGCGGCACCGACGTCAAATCCTGCACCAACGTCGTCTGTGAGCGCGGGTCGGTACGTAGGAACACAATCTGATTGGGCAGCAGCGGACCAAACTCCACATACTCATCCGCGCCGGGACCGTCATACAACCGGAACGTGCCCGGGCCAAACAAGGTCGCATCCCAATACATCGGCTGGTCACCAACATTGACCATCGACACAAACCCAGACTGCGTGACATTCACATTGTCGCCCGCCGACACTTTCCGCACCGGAGCTGGTGTCGCCTGCGTGATCAACGCGCCACCGGCCTGCATACCAAACCCAATACCCCGATAATCCGGGCCAAGCTCGCTACCAGTGCCGGTTTCCTTGTGCGACAAGATCGGCAACCCATTGCGCAACACTTTGAACATGCGCGGATCGCCCTCATACCCGGCAACCAGGGTGAACTTCTCCCCAATCAGCGGGGCCACCAGAAGCGGCCGCTGAAACAGCACCGTCTGCGAGAAGTTGTTGAACCTCGACAGCTTGATCCAGTTGCCCTGCACCCGCATGCGGATGCCATTACCGTCCCAGTCTCCGTTGCTGTCGCGGCCCATGCGAGCCCACAGGTCGTTCGCCCCACTATCAGGCAGGCTCCACTCTTGGAACCCGCCGAGCACCATCGACACAACCTGATTGTCGGTGTCGGTGTCGAAATCCTTGTACGGCCCGCACACCACCTCGCGGGTATCCGTTGTCAGCGGATCGTCCGGGTCGTCCCGCCACCTCGCCTGGTCACCATTGGCGTAGACGTACCCGCCGCCGTCACCCTCGTAGTACAGCGGCCAGTCCGCGCCGAGGTCCTGCGTGCCCGACGTGTCATAGTTGAACGTGTCGGTCATCGACTCATACTCGAACTGGAAACTCGCCGCGTAGTCGTAGGTACGCCAGAACCCCGAATCGGCCCGCAGTCGCAAACTTTCACGCTGCCGCTTGCCGATCTCCAGCGGTGCTTGCGGCGCGCCCTGGAACCACCTGACCGGCGCCCACCAGTGCCCCATGTCGTGGGTGAGGAAGTTCAACGTCGCTTCCTGCTTCGCGTCGATCGACGCGACCAGATCGCGGTAGACCCTGCGCGTCCACTTCGGCGACCGGCCACGGCATTCCACCCCCACCTCAACCTCAATCGGGTCGTAGAGCGCATCAATATTGGTGATTCCGTCCTCGGTGGCACCCTTCTGGTCGATGTGCTTCCACGGCGGGATCAACCCCTTGAGTGATGTGAGGTGCACCATCTCCGGGGCTACAACCCGGTCAGGGACCGCCATCCCGCCCATCATGTGGAAAGTGATCGACTCGTCGTAGGCGTCGAGCCACATCATCGGCTTCTCGCCCTTGGCAAGGTGGTACCAGCCGTGGGGGGTTACATCCGTTGCGGGGTAATGCTTCTTAGCCATTTACCGGGAAACCGCCAGGATGCCCCGTCGTTCACGGCGGGGAGGAATGGCGTACGCCACAGGCGTATTGCGTTTACACACGTCAACCTCCTGAGTAAACTTGGATCTTGTGAGGACCGCGTACAAGGTCCGGGCCTACCCGGACGCCGAACAAGCCGCCCTGTTGCGGCGCACGTTCGGCTGCGTACGTCTGGTGTGGAACAAGACGCTCGCCGAACGGCAGCAGCGCTACACCACCGAACAAAAATCGACCTCCTACAAGGAGACTGACGCTGCTCTCTCGGAGTGGAAGAAGACCGAGGATCTGGCGTTCCTGTCTGAGGTGTCGTCGGTTCCGTTGCAACAGACGCTGCGGCATCAGCATTCGGCGTTCGCCGCGTTCTTCAAGGGCCTCGCGAAGTACCCGCGTTTCAAGAGCCGCCACGGAAGGCAGTCCGCGCACTTCACCCGCTCCGCATTCCGCATCAAAGACGGCGCTCTGTGGCTGGCGAAAACCGCCACGCCTCTGCGGATCGTGTGGACATGGCCCGGTGTCGATCTGGCTGCGCTCGATCCGACGATGGTGATCGTCTCCCGTGAACCCGATGGCCGTTGGTTCGTCACGTTCGCTGTCGACCAGCCCGATCCCCAACCCCTGCCCGTCACCGGAGAATCGGTGGGCGTGGACCTGGGCATCAAGGACTTCGCTACCTTGTCGACCGGGGAGAAGATCGCCAACCCGCGCCACATGGCCCGCCACGAACGGGGCTTGCGCCGTCAGCAACGCCGCCTGTCCCGCATGAAGAAGGGATCGAAGAACCGTGCCCGTCAGCGAGTGAAGGTTGCGCGCAAACACGCTCGCGTCCGGGATGCTCGCCGCGACTTCCTCCACAAGACCAGCACCGAACTCGTACGCAGGTTCGACACCATCGCTGTCGAAGACCTCGCCCCGAAGAACATGGTCGGTAACCGATCGCTCGCCAAGTCGATCAGCGAATGCGGTTGGGGTGAGTTCCGTTCCATGCTCGAATACAAGGCGAAGAAGGCTGGCCGTCGTGTCGCGGTGATCAACCGCTGGTATCCCAGCTCGAAGACCTGTAGCGCGTGCGGGCACCTGCTCGCGACGCTCTCCCTCGGAACACGTCATTGGACGTGCCCCGACTGCGGCACCCGACATGATCGGGACATCAACGCCGCGAAGAACATCCTTGTCGCCGCCGGGCTGGCGGAGACACAAAACGCCTGCGGAGGCGACGTCAGACCGCATGGGGCATCCCATCGGCAGTCGCCTGTGAAACAGGAACCCTCGCAGGCGACTGCGAGAATCCCCGTCCTTCAGGGCGGGGAGTAGTCAACCTCCCGGCATGACGTACTGGTTTTGCAGGTGATAGGCGATGTCGCGGCCGGTGCCGTCTTCGGTGGCACGCTGGTTGTTGACCGTGATGTTGGTGTCGCCCTGGTTGACTTGGGTTTGGCCCTGGCCTGTGGCTTGCGGGTCGATGTCCTTGCGCTGCTGGGACGCCTGACCGGCAAGGTTCGGCAACGCCGGGGCCGCCCCCGCCAAACCACCCGCGATGCGGGTGATCCAGTTGTTGTTCGCCAAATCCGATCCACCCGTGGGCAGGAACGTTTCCATCAACCCTTGGGCGCCGATCGCGGCGACCTGGCCGCCGTACTCGATGGCGCGGTTGATCAGCTTCACCCCGGTCTGAGCGGCCTGGCCCGCGCCGGGTGCCATCGCGTCCAACGCCATCCCGCCGGCCTGCACCGCCATTCCGAGCGCGCCGCCACCGTCCATGCCGATACCACCGGAACCGGACCCGGCATACGGTGCGACGTTCGCCCCGATGTTGGTGGTGTTCGTCGGCCCGCCAGTGAACATGCCTTGCGGTGCGCCAGCGGCCATCGGGCCGCCACCGCCGCCCGTGGTGGGCAGCGGGGCAGGATTCGTCGCCCACGCACCCGACGACACCGGAGCCGGCGGGTTATTCAACGCAGGGTTGGTGTTCTGCGGGCTGTACAACCCCGGAGCACCCGCCGCCGCCGCCGACCCGCCAGGAACCGACGTCACCGGCCGGTAGTAATGCGACGTGAACGCCGGATCGTCGGCGCCCGTGCCGCCGATACCACGCCGCGCCGCTGCCGCGTCACTGCCCCAGTTGAACGGGGTGCCGCCAGGCAGCGTCGCCTGCATGTGGCTGGCGTTGAAACCGACCCGGAAATCGCCAGGCCCGCCCATGCCCTTGATGAAGCCATGCTCGGAAAGCCACTGATCGGCATTGCCGGTCGCCAACGACCGACCGCCCGTGGGGCGGCCGTCGAGGATGTTGACGAGATCCTCTACGGCGCTTGAGCAGTCGCCGATGCCCTTGGTCAGGTCCGCGATTCCGGTCTGCGAGTACCGGCCCGCCGGAACGTTGGCGAGCAGTGCCGCGTCACCGGGATAGGCACCGATCGGCGTCATCGACACACCGGTCGCACCGGCCGACTGGTAAGAACCACGATCGTACTGGTTGTTTTGGTACTGCGGACCGAACACGCCCTGCGCGCCGAGGACACCCATCAAACCGTGACCGCCCTGAGTGGGGTTGTACGCCGAAATGGCCTGCAACTGCCCCAACAACGGTGCGGCGGCAAGGTTCGCCACAAACTTCGTGATGTTCTCCGCGATCCCCGCCAAACCCTTCGAGATACCGAAATCCTGATCAAGCTGGGCGCCGATCTGCCCCAAATCCTTGGCATGCTGATCGGTTTGCTTCGTCAACTTCTCATACTGATTCGCCCGCGCATCACTCATGCGCATCTCGGCGGCCTGAAGGTCACGTTCCGCTTCGATCACATCGTTACGGGCCTTGAGCCGGTCCTCTTCAGTCGCCTCGGTGGACTGCTCCAACTGGGCTGCGCGGGCACGCTTCTCCGCCAGTTTGTGGCGGGCATCCAGATACGACGATTCAGCGGAGAACACGGCAGCGTCCTGCGGCATGCCAGGAATCCCCGGCGGCAACGTCGTGTCATACGGCAACACCGGTGCATCCGGCAACTTCGGGGCAGACGACGACCCGTCGGCACTACCCGCAGCGCCCGGGAACAAATCAGCCAATGGACCATCAGGACCCGCATCCGCAGCGGCACCAGGCCTCCGACCATGCGGGCCATTTCCCCCACCGATACGCGTCGATTGCCAGTCAGGAGTGTCAGGACGACCCGGAACGCCCCACGGCGCAGTGAAACCACCGGCCCGCTGCCACGCTGTAGGATCGTCCAACAGGTTCATCAAAATCTCGTCTGGGCCAAGCTTCGGTGCGAGATAGGTGCGAATCCACGCCTGCCGCCGCCGCAACTCTTCGGGATTATCAGCCGCCTGCCGCTCCCACTGAGCTGGCGTCAACTGCCCCCCAGGACCGCTGTAGTACGGGTCGTTAAACCGAGAGTCCTTGATAGCTTCGTTCACCTGATTGATCACCGGCACCAACGCGAGGATCGCCCCAGCCGCGCCAGCAGCCAAACCAGGCATCCGCTTCAGATGGTTGTTCGCACCAGCAAGCGAGGTAACGAGATTCCCCACCGTAGAAAGCACACCAACGGACTTCCACGCAATGAACGCGGCCGCGACGGTCTCCACGCCGATTCCCATGTCGCTGAGGACATCTACGACCTTGCGGATCGTATTCCACAAATCCTGAGCTGTATCAACAGCGTCTTCAAACACACGCTTGATGTCGTCCTTGTGGGCAACGATCCACGCGTTCAAGTCATTCAACTTGTCGGTCACGTTGTTGATCGACTTCGCCAACGCCCCAGGACCCTCAGTAGTGTCCAACGGGTCACCAAACAAAGCCGAAATGAAGTTCGCCCCAACACGACCCACAGCAGCGTTCATGTTCGACAAGGCACCGTCAACGGTGTCGGCCAGCTTCTTCGACATGCCACCGAACTGGCCCTCAATCGCCTGCACAAGCATGCCGAACGAAATCGTGCCGTCCTGCGACATCTTCTGAATCTCAGCGCTCGTCAAGCCGAACTCTTTCTGCAACGCCGCCTGAACATTGATGCCACGCTCATTGAGCTGCAACATCTCCTCGGCCTGCAACTTGCCCTTGTTGAACACCTGGTTGAAAATCACGGCCAGGTCGCCGAACTTCTGGCCAGACGCCCCCGCCGCGTCCGCGATCGCCGTCAACGCCGCCTGCAACGGGCGGCCCTGCTTCACCCCACCGGCAAGGAACTGAGTAGCCGCTTTCGCCGCCTCATCCAACGCGATCGGAGTACCAACAACCACCTCGTTGATATCCGACATGATCGTCTTAACCTGCTCGGCGCTGTTCCCCATCGCGGCAAGACGATGCGACGTCGCATCAAGAGACTTGTACCTGTCGAAACCCTTGAACAGGGCAACACCGGCGGCGCCGATGATGCCTGTCGCGGCGGCCGTGAACGCGGTACCCAACGCGCGGCCAGCCAACGCGCCAGCCTTCGACGCCGCACCCTCATACCCCGACAGGGCAGACGAAAACCGGCCCGCCACAGGCAACGACGACACCAAAGACGAACTGAACGACGAACCAAACCCCCGGCCCGCCGACACACCATTCGCCGCGAACCCATCCACAATGCGAGAACCCGCAGCCTTCGTCGCACGATCAACCTCACGTGACAACTGCTCACCAGCATTACGCCCAGCGGCAGCCGCCTCCTTGGTGACGTTCTCACCGATCGCACGGCCAGCAGCCGAACCGCCACGAGCCCCAGCAGCGGCCATCTCACGCTCAATGTTCTTCGCCGCCACCGCAGCAGCACGCTCATCAAGACGAGAAATAATGTCCACGTAGATCGGCATCAGACACTCACCTCCCGTCACCAGCCGAACAGATCGGCCTCAACCTCACGCTGCAACTCGTGCGCCTCAACCGACGCTTTCGCTTTCTCCAACCGATCAACCGGGTCCTCGAAAGCGAACGGCTCATACGCCGCTTTACGGCTCTTCGACGCATGGAATGACGCCCTGAACCGGGCGATCTCGTTGTATGTTTCCGCCGCTATCAACTCCGACTCAGACCAGCGGCCACCACGAACAGCCCGCGCCACCGCACCATCAACCGGCGCGAAATCCACATACAACTCCCGAACATGTTCTTCAGGATTGTCCACGAACCGCACCCCGAACAGGTCCAGCAACTCCAAACTGGACAGCCTGCCCTGATGCCAATCCGAAACACTCAACCCGAAGAAGCGCCGCAGATCACTCGCTATCTGCCTCGGGTACAGTCTCCAGAACCACTGAGCTTCCATCACTTTTCGAGTCGGACTCAGCGCGCTCCGCGATCGTGAAGCCCTGCTCGGTCCACGCCCGCCACACATCACGGGCGCCAGCAGCACGACCGTTGATCTTCTTCGACCGCAACACCTCGTAGTTGTCCATGCCCAGCACGACCTGAACGATCCGCACCTCACGCGGCGGCGACACACGCTTACCGTCCTTGAAATACGGCGGCCCCTTGACCGCGCCGGGACGGGTCTCCGCCGGCAACACCATCTCGTTGCCGTCACGGTCCTTCACCGTCTGCTCCGGGATGTACAGGTCCGGCTCCCGGTCATAGGTTTCGATCTCTTCGAGATACGCCTCGTATGCTTCCAGCGCATCATCGTCGAGCATCCGCAAGTTGGGGTGCGGGGGGATCGTCATGGTGGTGCCGTCATCGAACTGAAGGACACGATCAGCGAATGGTGAGTCGAACTCGGTGGCCTGTTCACGCGCGGCGGCACCATTGTTTTCAGGTTTCTTCACAGACATCAGGGGCTTCCTTAAAAAGGGGGGGCTTCGGGGTTGAGGGGTTGGGCTGGCTTTATGTGGGTGCCTGCCGGGTGGGTGCCAGCCCCAAACCAACCCACCCGGCAGGACGACTTACCGGCTAGCTGCCGTCCGAATACTGCTCAGCCCAGCCGGGGCCACCCATCCACACATAGAAGTAGCCGGGAACAAGGGCGATCGTCCCCGCCGGGTCAGGCCGCATGAAGTACTCATTCGGCAGCACCTTGTACGTCAGGTCCGCCGCGTCAGGATCGGTCTTGGACCGCTGCTTCGACGCCTGGTCGTCCAGCTTCACCGCCGGATAACCCTCAGCGCGGTAAATGAACCCGCCCGAGGTGCGGCGCGCGTACAGCAGCAGAAGCTGGTACTCCGCCGAGTCAGCGTCCAGCAGCGGACCCTCACCGTAGTCAGGGGTACCGGGAAGCGCGACCAGCGGATTACCCGCGTTGTCGCACAACGGAAGTTCCGACTCCAGCCGATGAATCAGCGGATCAGCAGTACCGAGCGCCACGAACCGCACCGAGTACGACTTTTCCGTCACCTCAGAATCGACCGGGAACTTCGACTGCAACACCATCAGATCGTCAGAGGTGACGTCCGGTTCACGTTCCGCACCGCCATCCTCGGGGTTGCAGCCGATGTGCCACCAGCCCTCATTCGGGTCAGTGTTGTACTCGTACTTGCCGTTCACCTTCCGGCGGATGAACAGGTCGTCGCGAAGCTTTCCGTCCTGCGCAAACGGCGACCACTTCACCGTCACGCAATCATCCTCGAACGGCGACATGTCCGTCGCGGCACCGCGGTTGTCGCGGATGAAAACCGCCTGCAGGCCGCCACGCTCGATGAACGGCTTGTGAATGTCAGTGAATCCGCCGGCGCTCCAGTCGGTGCCGGTCAATGGCTGCGTCATAGGGACGCTCCTCTCATTTGGATAAGGGACCGGATTGCGAAAATTTCCGGCGAACAAAAAGGGACCCGGCGCTACCGCCAGGCCCCTTTGACAGGGCTGAAACCTTCAACTAGATGTACTGAACACCGATCTCGTAGCGGCACACATGCCGCACCAAGTGGCCGTCGTCGTCATACTCGACAAGGACCGGTTTCATCAGCACACGCGCATAGTCGATACGCGCAACAACACCACCGCCGAGCGGTATCTCCACCAGCGGGTTAACGACGAGCTCCAGCATCCGATGATGCGTCAACTCGGCCTCATTCTCAGCGGCCTCATCAGACGCGGCGAACGTATGCACCGACACGACAGCAGAATCGCTGCCTTCCTCGGGAACATCACGACCATCGACACGACGCACCACACGGTGCGGCAACGGATCACCCGACAAGCGGCGGGTAGAAACCTTTCCCAGAGGGGACAGCCACGCCACCAGTACACGGTGGATACTCGGCGCTGAATCAGTCGCCATACGCGGTGCCGCCGAACTGTTTAGCTGTCTTCTGGGCAGGCGCGTACTCGTCGTTGTGCGCCGACCCGAACTCCACGAGATGCGCTTGCGGATCAGTCGCGCCGACCTTGCCGCGGCCCTTGTTCGTGGACCGTTCCGTCACCTGAACAGAATCACGGTAGGCGCCGGTGCCCACGGGGGCATTGTTCTTCCACGCGGCAACAACCTCGTCCATGAACTCGTTGACGCCCTGATTCACCTCAGGCAGTTTGTCGAAATCGTCCAGCCGCACACCGAACTTCGCTAAAGGGTTTTTCCTCGTTGGACCGTTAGCCACGATTCATCACACCTTCCGAAGTTCTGCCACCAAGCCCGGCGCCCAACCGTGAAAACCCATGTTCCAGTCACGAACCGCAACCACATCGAACACATCCGGCCCGTACCCCACACGGTCTTTCACCTTCACTGGTGAACCGGGCGGCAAGTACAGGTCAACATCGATCGTTTCGGTTTCCACAATCGAATACGTCCCCACCACCTGCACATGCGGGGCAAGTTGGATCACTGGAACAGACACCCCAGAACCGAACTGGGGAACCGTGTTACCCAATCCATCCGACGTGTCACCGACGTGCGGATAGTGCGTCACCGTGTACGGAGTAGGGAACGTCACGGCATGTACCTGTCGGAACCCAGCGGGATGCTGTTCATCGATATGCGGTATGGCCGCAGACGCAGTTTGAGCGCGTTCGTAAGATACAAGTTTGACGAATCACCGCCCCACTTGAACGAGTACGGGCCAGCAGATGCGGTTGTGCCTTCGGGGTATGGCGATTGAGGTGCAGTGAGGGCGGTAGCGGCGATTTGCGCCACCACCCTCACCACAGCACCAGGAATCACGTCAGGAATCGACTCCCACCCGAGGTACCCGACAACGAGATCGGACGCCTCTTCGAGGAGAAGACCTGCACGAGTGGCTTCGTCCGGCGTCAGTTCACGCCCGAGAACCAACTTCAGGTCATCGATATCCGCCAGTGACATTCGCTTATCGCCTTAGCTGCCATCCGGGACGACAGCGCCGACGGGCGTCTTGTTGTCGCCAACCGCGGTCGCGCCGTTGCCGAGCACGTACGCGAAGCGGGCCTTCAACCGGAGAGCGATCATGTCACGCTCAGCGAGGTTGATCGATCCGACCGTGGCCTGATCGAGAAACTTCACGGTGATGTCCTGACGGACACCGATCCGAACTCGCGAGGAATCCACCACCAGCGCCTCAGCGACACCGACAGGCCACGCACCGTTGGCGTTGAAGTAGGTACCGAACCCGTTGAACGACTCATCGCGGAAGATCGGGTTACCGTTCGCGTCACGAAGGTTCGCCACGTCGAAACGGAATCCCAGGCTGGCGAGCAGCGTGTCAGGCATGTACCCGGCTGCCGCGACCGCCTTCGACGCCCGGTTGATGCAGCCGATCAGGTCGTCTTCGTTCGCGTCACCCGGAACGATCGTGTAGTCCTGGTTTGCCGCGACAGCCGCCGGGAGCAGCGCGGGCGACACCCACGACGACGGCTTGTCGGTGCCGAAGATGACAGCCTGATCGAGCTTCTTACCGATCGCCTGGCCGCCAAGAGCCGCGATCTCTTCCAGCAGCGAGGTCGATGCGTCATCAACCACGTTCTCGTGAACGGGAATGATGACCGCGACTTCCTCAGCGACCAGGGTCCGGTCGGCCCACGTCGCCTCAGACGTCGGCTTCACACCCTCAGGTTCGGTCGCGGACTCCGACACCCACGAAGCGCCAGGCAAGGTCGCCAGGACGGGCAGGTGAGTGGTCTTGGTGCCCATGTTCACCGTCGGGAACGCCTGCAACACAGTCGATCCCTTCTTCGCGGACGCCAGGAGGTCGTTCGCATAGGCCTCCTGAATGAGGGTCGCGACCTCGGAACGTGAAATGTCAGCCATGATGGCCTTCCTTTCATGGTTTTCCGCCGAGGCCGATCCTCGAGCGGGTTTCGATGGTTGGGTTAACCGCCGGCCCGCATCCGCCGCAGAGCTTCAGCTGCTGCTGCTTTAGGGTCCAGGTCTGCGGTCTCAGTGCCTGTTGTTCCTGATTTCAGGTTCTTTGCAGGCGGTTTGAGCTTTGGGGCTTGCTGTTGCAATTGCTGATCACGCCATGCGATCAGCTGATCAGCGGAGGCTTCCAGTTCCTCTTTGGTGCTACCCGTGAGGCTGGCCGCTGGGACGCCTTTCTCGGCCGCCACTGACGTCACGAGAAGGTCGCGTTCTGCCTTTTCCGCCCGTGAGCTGACTGATTGCAGCTGCTCGGTGAGTTTCTGCAACTCGGTCTTCTCGCCCTCGCGGATTTTGTCCAGCTCTTCGGCTTTCGACTTCAGGTCGTCGTAATCGGAGAATTTGCTTCGTTCGCGTGCGATTCGCTGCTGGATGATCCGATCGAACTCGTCCTGAGATGTGATGGGTTTGAACGAGTTCTGCTGTTCGTCCCCGTTTCCGGGTTGGGTTGTTGCGCCGTCTTCGACGGTGTTTTCAGCCTCTTCGGGCATGGTGATATAACCTCCGCGTTATTGGAGTGGCCCGACCATTTCTGATAGCGCAGGTCGTCCGCGCCTTCGCCTGAAGTGTCAGGCTGAAGTCATGCGCCGTAGAACGGCTTTCGTGTCGATCGCGCCGTGTGCGCCTTTCGTCTCTCCGTCCTCGCGGGCGGCGGTGACGGCGTTTTGGTAGTCGTCTTCCCATTTGTCCACATACGGTGGAGGCTCGTATGACTGGCCCGGGCGGACTGGGACGGCGATGCAGCGGCAGTGGTCGTGGTACTTGGTTGATGCCCCGGCTGATTCTCTGGACCAGTACACTGCGCCGCGTGTGGCGAGCATCCGGCAGAACGGGCATGCTGTAGCCGACGCGTAGCGTGCCCATCTGGTCCTAGCTGGAAATGGCGATCCAGCGGCGGCGATTTCGTTCTCTAGGTTGGCAAGAACTGTTTCCCGCGAGGCGTCGAACACCATCCGCTGTGTAGACCCTGCGAGCCGGTCCAGTGGAGAGGCTTCTCCGGGGGCGTGGAACGCCCACGACACCGTTTTCTGAATGCGGTCTTCTGGTATCGGTTCGATGACCGGTGACGCCTTATAGGGCAGCTGCGGCGCGGTTTCGGTGTACCACTGCGCTGTGACCATCGACGCTGCCGACAGTTGCGGAGCTACAAGTTCAGGCAACGCGGCAGAGACAATCTGCTCGAACTCCGCAATGTCAGAGTATGACCGCCACAGTTGCACGAGCTGAGATATGTTCAGCGTCGCCAAGTCCGATAGAACCTGCTGCAAAGCGTCGGCGTCAGTCGGACTGGGCAACTGTCCTACCTGCTATATCCCCCACCTGTGGATCACGCTGAGCCGTTGCCGCTCCTTGCCTGATGCTCGACACCAGATCAACAACAGTGGACTGCTGAATTGAATCCTTGATCGCCTTGATCTGCTGCTGCGACAACCCAGGAACCAAATGAACCACATCCCGCAACTGCACACCAGCCGCGACAAGCTTCGTAATCCCATCGACGACAGCGCCGAACGCACGAGCCTCAGTGTCCCGCCAAACCACCTCAGCACCAGAATCAGCCGCAGTCTCCTCATCGCCATCAATCTCGGCAGCCAGACGTAAAACCTGCTCCCACGACTCACCGAAACTGTCCCGCTTAGCCTGCAACTTCCGCTGCTGATTCGCCTCAGCAGCCGCCAAAGCCTCAGCGGACATATTCACCATCTTGCCCGTCACCTGAGCCGGCGAAATCTGCGCCCGCATCGCAACATGCTGGATCATCTCATCCAGAATGTCGTTGTACTGACCCGTATCCGCAGCGGGCAACGACTTGGCGTCAACATCCTCATCTTCAAAAGCCCACACACGCTTAGCAGAAGCAGCCAGAATCTCACTCGGAGTCGCCGCCCAACCTGTTATCACCTTCTGGGGGAACGCCCCGAACCGAGACACCACCAGTCGGTCGAAGTTCACCGAGTTGATGGCCTGCTGATCTCGAATCAGCGGCGCCACCTCACCCACGATCGCGCCGTCAGCATCGCGGCCATTCACGAACCGCACAACCGGGCACACCGGCTCACCGCCGTACGTCGCCCCGTGAGAAACGGGATCACCGTCAACAGCAACACTGATCGGGAGCGTCGCACTCCTGACCAGCGGATCAGAATCCGCCACCTCACCAAGATCGAGGTCATAGGCGAACTCGTCGTCATATAGGCGTCCGCGGCGACGCAACTTCGCATCAACCTGAGTGACCCACATCTCCAACGCATACTGCGGCCACTCATCAGCAACAGGATCGACATACGCCGTCAGAATCTGCTTCGGAGACCGAGGCGACAACACCGGGCCATTCGGGCCAGCAGTCACCGTCACGTACGACGCCCCGTACGTCAAGGCAGGAACATATACCGACGACTGGCGAGCATCCATCCGGTTCGCCTGCCAAATTCGCCACGCCGGATCGTTATCCTGCGCATCCGCAGACCGATACCCGGTCACCGACAGATTCTGGGCGAACGAATCTACAACCAAACCTAGAACGTTCTTCACTGACAGCCGAGCTAGATCTTTGATTTCCTGCTCCGCCGACTCCGGAACCTCTGGAACCCCACGGATACCCTTCGCGTAGTCGCCGATACGGTCCAGCCATGAACGCTCGGAGAGGTGAATCTGCCACATCGCGGCGATCACATCGCGTATCTCGCGATCATCAAGCATCGCAGCTACACCTCCCTTCCTAAAGTTAGGTCACCAAAACCTCAGGCGAACGATGCGCCCCCAGAACTGCGCGGCTTCGACGTAACCGCCGCGTACACCGCCGCCGACATCGCTATCGCAGGGCCAATATCAAACGACTCAGCACGCGGCATCATCATCCACCCGCCGGACGGACGAGCCTTACGCGTAGCCCCACGCACCGCCACATCAAGCTCAGCCTGGCCGCCATGCGTCAAACGGCCCTGATCAACAAGACTCACCCACAACGCATTGCCAGCGACCGACTCGTTAGACGAATACACCGAAGACTTAAACTTCAGCTGCTTCAGCTTCTCGCCCAACGCTTTCGCCGCACCAACCGAATCATGCTTGATCGGCGTTTTCCGAGACGCGTACGCGCGCAGGAAATCCACCGCCTCAACCTCAGACTGCGTGCCAAGAGCGATCTCGACATGCACCCCATCGTCGACACCAGACCAGCACGCAACAATCCAGAACCATCCGGACCTGGTTGCACTAACCCCGAACGCTGAAACGTCACCAAGATCGTCCACGTCGCAGCACAGCGACCGCCACTGATCGCCCGGAACAACCGACGAAACCTCGTTCGTCTTATCCCAAATCCCGAACACCTCACGGCGAACATCCTCCGGAGACATGTTCTCCACCAGACGCTCAATCGCCGACTTACCAACACGATGCCCGAACGACGGATTAGCCTCAGCCAACCGATCCCAGAAACCCGGCGCATCAATATCGGCCACAACATCATCGGGAGACTCCGGAGCGAACTCCACATACACACCCTTGAACGGGCGGCGCTTCTTCTGCTCCAGCGCACGATCACGACGACGCTTGAACGCATCATGCACACCCAACGCAACCTCTTGCGGCCGCGGCGGCGTACCCATAAAGAACGCCAAACCAATCTCGGAGACGTTCATCGCGGCGAGCATGTCCGTCAGTGCCGACTCCTTCAAGTTCTGACACTCGTCATACACCTGAATATCAACTTCCGAGAAGCCACGACCGAAACCCTGAGCCCGGGCGCCGAACAAAATCCGTGACCCGTTCGCGAAGTGAACACCCCGATTGTCGTCAGACTGCACCACAGGATGAAGCGGACGCATCTTCGGCCGGATAGCCGGCTTCTCCACAATCCCCGCGATCTTCGTCAACGTCTCCGATGACGTCCGATCATGATGCGACGACCACACCACCAGAGTCCCCGGCCGCGACAAGCAGATTGCAATGAGGCCGACCATGATGCCCCAAGTTTTGCCGGCCTGCCGCGCAATACTCAACGTCACACCCATCACATCGCACGCCAGCGTGCCATCCTCACGCAGACCCAGTGCCGCGTACCAAATGTCTTCCTGCCAGCGATCAAACGCCACCCCCATGCCGGGGAGTTCCGGAGCAATAAGCTCGTAGTAGCGCGTATGCGAAATGTCATCCGGAATGAAACACTGGCGGGCAATATCGACAAGCGGCGCAGGGTTAACCCGACTTCCGGAACCGGTCGGCATCGAACACCACAACCTTGCCAGGCTTCGCCGTACCTGAGCCGGCCTCAGGTTTAAGCGCCGTCAGCCTCACGATCTCAGCCTTCGCCCGCTCAATCTGAGCGTTCAATTGCGATCGGAGCTGTGGCATATCCTCAAACGCCTCAGCCAGTAGGCGATACCGTATCCTCGCCTCCGCCAGCTCATCACCGGCCTGCATCGCCTCATTCAAAGTGCTGTACTCAGCCATTAGATTCCCTCTCGGACCCGCCGGTTAACCGCCCGACGTCAGCGTGGCGCACCGACAACCCGGTGCAAGGTCTAGGCAAAGCGCGGATTCACGTATGACTTCCTCACTGCCGGCACAGCACGATCCCCGGACGACTTCGCGCGATTACACTGCCGACACACTGCCTGGCAGTTATCCAGCCCATCCGAATCTTCCTGAGACCAGCCCAGTCGCGCGGCCTCAACAGAACTCACGATGTGGTCAACCTCAAACGACCGCGGATGAGGTGGGCGAGCGTCATAGTCGATAACCCCGCCCAGTGCCTGGCAATCCGCCGTGATCCGCAACGCGCATGGAGCATCACCGTCACGCTGACGAACCTGAGCGCGGCGACGATTCCGAACAGTCGTGTTGGCGAACGGCACTACAAACCTCCCTACCCCCAGGTCACACACACACTCGCCT